AATGTGTAAGCATGGTTTCCACGCTTCCGCACATTGCGACCTGTCTGAAACTGTTGATTATTACCCCAATATCGCAAACAACGAATATGCACTAGTTGACATCAATGTTGTTGATAGCACGGACGATAAAGTCGTTGGTGATAGAATTACAATTATCAAGAAGCTGGAAACATTAGACGAGTTAATTGAGTATGATAAAACAGGCAAATGGTGCGTTGAGTATACAAAACAGGTCCAATGTACCGATGCTGATATCAAACGTCTGGAAGACGCGGTTGTTGAAAAGGACAAGACAGGCGAGTGGTGTTATAAGTTTGCAGCGTGTGTTGATAACATTGATATCAAACGTTTAGAAGATGCAGTTGTTGAAAAAGACGCAACAGGTGAATGGTGTTACTTGTTTGCGAAATATGTCAAAAATGCAGATGCTGAACATCTTGAAAATGCTGTAATAGAAAAGGATAAGACAGGTAAATGGTCTTATCAATTTGCAGCATACATTGACAATATTAGTATTAAACGTTTAGAAGATGCAGTCGTTGAAAAGGATACAACAGGTGAATGGTGTTATTTGTTCGCCGAACATGTCAAAGATGCAGATATTAAACGATTGCAAGATATTGTTATTGAGAAAGATAAAACGGGACGACTATGTTTATATTTTGCAGAGTATATTAATAAGGCCGATATTAAACGTTTAGAAGATGCAGTCGTTGAAAAGGACACGACAGGTGAATGGTGTTATTTGTTTGCGAGATGGGTTAAAGGTGCAAATATTGAACGTTTAGAAAATGCTGTAATTGAGAAAGATAAAACGGGCGAATGGTGTGTTGAATTTGCAGGATGGGTTAAAGGTGCAAATGTTGAACGTCTACGAAATATAGCTGAAGAAAAATTAAGAAAAATACCAGGTAAAGCGCTGAATTTTTGGCGCTTAACTTTCGTTGATTAAAAAGGAGGTTCACAATGATAAGACTCAAATCCATTCAAACAGGTAGCATAAATTTCGATTTAGATTGCGGTAAACAACATGAAAATTTCACTTACAAAGATACCACATTGTCTAAAGCTACTCTTATCTTAGGTGATGAAAGGAAATATCAAATTTTGCAAAATGTGTATGATGCATTGTGCATAACTGATGATTTCTTACATATGAGAAGCTATACTTCTCACCTTTACTATTCGACTGTATCTTTAAACGGTGAAACTAAAGTTACATTTGCAAGTAATGGTCCCATTGAAATTAATATAAATAATAAAAAGGTTAGCTTATTAAATATACGAGCTAGATTTGCATATATCACAGATGATAATATAGATAACCATCTATACCTACTAGGTAGGCGTAGACGAGACTATGTTGCATATTTACAGAGCCTACTGAAAGACTTCGATCTCACTGTTACGTTTAGCTCCGATAATACTATCACTTGCAACGGCATAACATATGATAGTAGTATCAAGGAATTTATTAGAAGCAGTAGCAGAGTTAGAGGTATACTAAAAGGTCTATTTGCTATCATTCATATGCAAGTAGAAGATGGAATAGTATTACTGGAAGATTTAGACAGTGGAATTGATTATGAAACACTTAAAGAGTTATGGGCGAGGTTCTTACGAACAGCAAATGGCAGAATCATAGCTACAAGTAATGATGCACAACTATTACAAAATAAAGATTTATTCAGTTTGTGCAATATACAAATTTGTGATGGTAATGATGTGTACAAGCTGAGTGAAATAAACGGTATTGAAACGGTGGATGATATTTACAAAGCGTATATGAATGGTAAGTTAGGCGGAGTAACGGATTATACGACATTGAACTTTGATCAATTCATAGATGAAACTAAATGAGTAATTGAAAGCACCGATTTTGATATTAGTAATTTTCAGCACTTCACTTTCATTGCTTAAAAGGAGGCGAACATATGATAGAGAAAATTATGGTTGACTATGTAAACCCAGACGCAAGTGAAGAACCATATGTAGCTCTCGTAAATGTCATGTGTAATGATGGCACTATATACCACCCAACCACATTAATAGAATTATTGCAATATGCTCTAAAAGCGGAGGGATTTGAACTGTTAGTTACAGATGAAGGTGCTTCTATTGTTAAATGTTTGTCAAACAAAGGTCGATATGAAGTGTATAAACTACATGATGGTCAAGTCAATATGATCAAAAAATCAGTAGATTTACGGGGATTACAAAGGAGACAATTTGAAGAATATCTAAAAGAAGTTAAGAGTATAGTTTTTATTGCAAATGAAAACGACGCCAAAATAGTATTATTTAGTGTTGAGTATGATCTTCACAAGATGAGCTATAAAGAAATGTCTTTGGCTAAATCAGAATATGAATTATCTCGGTATGGACTATCAGATACATAAATATAAGATGAAAGGAGTTAATTATGATAACAGTCAAAGCATTTGACAAAAGACTTATATGCAATGGATTTCAATACGAGGTCGGCAGAACATACACAATGCCGACTGAAGAAGTCGCAATATGCGAACGTGGTTTCCACGCTTCTGCACATTGTGATCTATCGGAAACTCTCGACTATTACCCAGATGTTGTGAATAATGAATATGCACTAGTCGATATCAGTGTTGTCAGTAGCACAGATGATAAAGTCGTTGGTGATAAGATTACAATTATCAAGAAGTTGGAAACATTAGACGAGTTGATTATGTACGATAAGACTGGGGAATGGTGTTATGAGTTTGCAAAAAATACTAATGACATGAATACTATCAAACAATTACAAGACACTATTATCAAGAATGATCGAACAGGTGAAATGAGTTATCGTTTCGCAAAAGATATCAAAGGGGCGGATATTGAACAGTTACAGAATTCTGTCATAGAGAAAGATAAAGACGGCAGATGGTGCTATCGTTTTGCGAATCATGTTAAAGGTGCGAACATTAAGCGTCTCGAAAATGCTGTAATGCAGAAAGATTTATCAGGTCAATGGTGTTATCATTTTGCTAAATCTGTTAAAAACGCTAATACCAAACATCTTGAAAATGCAGTTATTGAAAAAGACCCATCTGGAATGTGGTGTTGTAATTTTGCAAAAGATGTGAAAGGAGCAGATACTAGTAAGTTACAACAAGCAGTTATTCAAAAAGACAAAACTGGTTTGTGGTCCTACCAATTTGCTAGATTTATTAAGGGAGCAGATATTAGTAAATTGCAACAAGAAGTCATTAAAAAAGATCAATCTGGCCAATGGTGCACGTGGTTTGCTTCAGGAGTTAAAGATGCAGATATTAAAGAACTAGAAGATGCTGTAATCAAAAAAGATTCATCAGGTGAGTGGTGTTATCATTTCGCAAGAGATGTAAGAGGAGCTGATATTGAACGACTCCAAAGTGAAGCGATAAAGAAAGATGAGTCTGGTGAGTGGTGTTATTGGTTCGCTAGACTTATTGAGGGTGCAGATATTGAAAAGTTGCAAGAAGCGGTGATTCAAAAAGATTCATCAGGTGAGTGGTATTATCATTTCGCAAGAGATGTAAGAGGAGCTGATATTGAACGACTCCAAAGTGAAGCGATAAAGAAAGACCAGACTGGTCACTGGACAATGATGTTGTGAATTACCATACCTGACTGGTATGTAATCCAAACTTGTGGTTAATATATCAAAGTAACACGAAGAGGTGTTAAATGAGACAGTTGACAATTGATGAAGTAAGGAAAATGAAAATTGCTGAGATTGGGATACAAATAACAACTAAATGCAATTTCAATTGCAAACACTGTTTCGTAAAGAATAAGCATAATAATACTGAAGATATAGACGTGAAGAAACTTAAACAGATTCTAGATAACATAGAACTGTCAGAAGTGAAGAAAGTGCTAATTCTCGGTGGAGAGATTAGTCTAAAACCTACGCTTGTTAAAGCGGTATTAGAGTTATTGAAAACAAAATGTTCCAATGCAAACATCATTCTATTTTCGAATGGGTCTAACATCAAACCACTTCTTAATATTGTAGAACCATTTAACAACTTGAAACTCGGTCTAGTTCTATCCGATACGAGTTATCACAGGATGAATAGTAATTACAAAAGTATTAAAGAAGAAGTTCTGCCACTAATACCAGACGGCGTTTTCAAGTTAGGTGTAGAGATTGTTGGCGATGAAAAACTGAAAATTTTCAGATCAGACTTGTCTGACTTAAGTAAGGAAGATATGTCTGGTATAGGCATTAATGCTTTAGGTGATATCTATCCAGACAGCTGTATCATACCAGACTAAATCAAGTGAAAGGAGGTAGTAAATAGTGAAAAAAATTGTAGTCGATTACGTTGAAAGAGGCAATGAAATGATTGTAGCACATGTTAGTATTATACATGATGGTGGAACTGTGTATAACGCAGTGACATTATTGGATATGACACGGGAAGTTTTAAGAGCTGAGGGGTACGATTTGGAAATATCATATACTGGGAAAAGTATTGTTAAATATTTGCCAAATGGAGGACGATATGATGTGACTGAGTTGAGGGATGATGAAATTAAAATGATTAAAGAAGCGCCGGATTTGCACGGGTTGTCCAAGGAACAGTTTGACAAGTATGTCGAGATGATTCAACAGATACTCAAACGTGCAGTTGAGAATGACAACGTATCAATGCGCAGAGTGGAATATGAACTGTAGTTAACACCCTAACACCCCCTGTAGACACAGGGGTAATTTTTGTGTGAAAAAGGAGGTGTTCGTGATTACAGTAAAAGCATTCAACAGGGGTCTTAAATGTCACGGATTTCAATATCAAGTCGGTGAAACGTATACAATGCCCGCTGAAGAGGTTAAAATATGCAAGCGTGGCTTCCACGCTTCTGCACATTGTGATCTATCGGAAACCGTTGGATATTACCCAGATGTTGCAAATAACGAATATGCACTAGTTGACATCAACGTTGTTGATAGCACCGACGATAAAGTCGTTGGTGATAAAATTACAATCATCAAGAAGCTGGAAACGTTAGACGAGTTAATTAAGTATGATAAAACTGGCAGATGGTGTTACTGGTTTGCAAGAGATAGTAGAAGTACTAATATTAAGCGATTAGAAGACGCTGTAATTGAAAAAGACCCGACAGGTGAATGGTGTGCATATTTTGCGATATATGTCAAAGGTGCTAATATTGGGTGTTTAGAGGAAGCAGTGATAGAAAAGGATAAAACGGGAAAATGGTGTGTTGAATTTGCAGAATGGGTTAAAGATGCTAACATAGAACGTCTGCAAGATGCTGTAATCGAAAAGGATAAAACTGGAAAACGGTGTACATATTTTGCAAAATGGATTAAAGATGCTGATATTAAGCGTCTCGAAGACGCTGTGATAGAAAAGGATAGTACAGGTGAATTATGCATATATTTTGTACAAAATATTGACGATGCTAATATTAAGCGTTTAGAAGACGCAGTAATTGAAAAAGATTCAACGGGTGAATGGTGTACATATTTTGCTGCAAATATCAAAGGTGCTAATATCAAGCGTCTCGAAAACGCGGTGATTGAAAAGGATGAAACTGGGGAATGGTGTAAATATTTCGCGATATATGTCAGAGGTGCTGATATTGAGCGTTTAGAAGATGCTATAGCTGAAAAAGATGAAGTAGGCAAGTGGTATGAGTATTTTAGTGAACATGTCACCAGAGAGAATTACAATTCGCAGTAGATTATGTTCGATTCAACGTTGATACGTCCTATTGATAATCACATTGTAATTGAGTGAACTACCAATGAACGTTCACAGAGAGTTCAGTATTTTGTAACCACTTTTCAACAGAAATCATTATAAATGAGAATTGCTTTTTCATATGTAGGAGGTGAAACATGTGACGGTTGTACAAAAGTCAATGCAAATGGATTGTAGGATGTGTTCACAAAATTTTAAATTGAAGAAGGAGGTATTGCAAATGGTACTTTTTGAACAGGTTTTAGAAAAACACGCTGGGAAAACGGTGAAAGATAGTGAATTGTTGAAGAAATTGTTGGAAGAAGCGCGCAAATTCAAAGACGGAGAATGGCATACAGAAGGTGTAAACGGTGAACCACAATACAATGTGGAACATGGCAATATAAGCATACGTTTATGCGTTAAGTGGCCAGATGTTAAGCAAATTCTAGAAGGTATTGACATAAAAGAATTAGTCTGGATGATCGAACTGCAGGATGAAAATAGAAAGGTAATAGTCACAAAAGGCTAAGGTTAAAATGCGAATGCGGACGGCTTAATAGTCGTCCGTTATTTTTGTCTATTTTTATTTAGCGCGCGAATTGCGGCGGCTATTGCAAGTGGTTGAAGCTGTTACGCTAACAGCGCTTAAATCGCGTGTTAACATTCTCAGCTAAAGTCAGAATGCCATACACGCGATAACACGCTCATATCGCAAACAGCTGAAGCTGTTACGCCAACAGCGAATAAATCGCGTGTTATCACCCATGGCTAAAATCAGAGTGCTATACGCAGAATAATTTGCACATATAGCGACGTAAACGCGCCTATATGCGACGATATGAGCGCCATCAATATGAAACATTGAATTCGACTGTATCGTTGCATATACGCGAAGTATGTCGCTATTAGAGCCAGGTTATAGTATAGTTATTGTAGTGAGTATGTATTAGATTCAACAAATGCAAATAGAAATTATCTGATGATAGATAGATTCCTTGTCTATTGAAGCAATAAGTTGAAAAGGAGGTGTTTATGATTACAGTAAAAGCTTTTAACAAAGGTTTAATTTGCAACAGTTTTCAGTATCAAGTTGGCAAAACGTATACAATGCCGGCTGAAGAAGTTAAAATATGTGAGCGTGGCTTCCACGCTTCTGCACATTGTGACCTGTCTGAAACTATTGAGTATTACCCTAATGTTGCAAACAACGAATACGCATTGGTTGATATCAATGTTGTTGACAGTGTAGATGATAAGGTTGTTGGTGATAAAATTACAATCATCAAGAAACTAGAAACATTAGATGAGTTAATCCAGTACGATAAAACGGGTGAATGGTGTTATCAGTTCGCAAAAAGCAGTAGAAGCACCAACGTTAAATATTTAGAAGATGCTGTAGTTGAAAAAGATTCAACGGGTGAATGGTGTACATATTTTGCAGAATATATCAAAGGTGCAAACATTAAGCGATTAGAAGATGCAGTAATAAAGAAAGACAAAATTGGTCAATGGTGCACATATTTTGCACAATGGGTCAAAGGTGTAGATATTAAGCGCCTGGAGTGTGCTATTGTTGAGAAAGATGAAACAGGAAGGTGGTGTGCAGCATTTGCAGCAAGTGACAAAAATGTTGATATCAAACGTTTTGAAGATTTAGTGATTGAGAGAGACGCAACAGGTGAGGCGTGTTACTGCTTTGCTGTTGACGTAAAAGGTGCTGACATTAAGCGATTAGAAGATGAAGTGATAGAAAAGGATAAAACAGGCCAGTGGTGTGCATATTTCGCAGAAACTGTTAAAGGTGCAGATATTAAGCGTCTCGAAGACGCTGTGATAGAAAAAGATAAAACAGGTGAATGGTGTACAATATTTGCATTGTTTGTCGATAATGCAAATGTGGAACGTCTGAAAACTGCTGTAATGAAAAAAGACAAGGAGGGTAAATGGTGTAAATATTTCACTAAACATTGAATGTTAGATAACACGAGTTCAATGGCAAGGGTCTAGTGTGGACTCTTGCCTTATTTTATTTGTTAAGCGCGCAAATTGCGATGATTATTGACGCTAGGTTTACCTGTGACTTAGAAAGTCGCAGTGTGATATGCGGTTCACTCTCCGCATATCACAAACAGCTGAAGCTGTTACGCTACCAGCGCCTAAACACGCGCATATAGCGACGTAAACGCGCCTATATGCGACGATATGAGCGCCATCAATATAAAACATTGAATTCGACTATATCGTTTAATATACGCGAAGTATGTCGCTATTAAAGCCAGGTTGCGGATATAGTTACTATAGTGAGTGTATGTTATAATTAGTTGTAACTGACGCGATTGCCAAAATCGAGATACCACTAGCGCTTAAACATGCGCATATCGCAAACAGCTGAAGCTGTTACGCTACCACACGATAAATCGCGTGTTATCATCCGCAACTGAAGTTGGAATGCTATACGCAGAATAATCTGCGCATATAGCGACGTAAACGCGCCTATATGCGACGATATGAGCACCAGCAATATAAAACATTGAATTTGGCTGTATCGTTTAATATACGCGAAGTATGTCGCTATTAGAGCCAGGTTGCGGATATAGTTACTGTAGTGATTATTAGTTACAAAAATTTTAGACAAAAATAACCCGCCGGGGAGGCGGGTGGGGAGGAGCACATGCAGTAATTTTATGTGAACGCAACAAGCGAATTACCAGCTTACTCTGCTGGTTTTCTCTCAGGCTCATTAGCCTGAACAGGACTATAAGATTTGCTACCATGTAAGAATGAACTGAAGTTCTCATATGTCTTCATGTAGCTTTTTGCATTGAGCATTGCGAGAACAGTCTTCTCAACGTCAGCGTCAAATCTATTTATTGGAGCCCCATCAAAGGAGAATGTTACACTGTACTGGATGCTGTCGTTACCTGTTAGGTTGTTTGTTATTGATTCTTCAGGAACGTTTGTTGGGAATACACCAGCGAATGCATAGATGTCTTCAATGTCATCAGCAGTTACCTGTTGACCGTCTGCTCCAGTTGGTTTCATTAATGCTACGTAGCATTTGCCTTTGTAGTTGGTAGGAATGAACTCTTTACCTTTTAGTGGAGATACACCAAGGATTGGGTCGAATAGACCTGCCCAGGTTCTGAGAATAGTCAAGAGTGGCATGTTCTGGTATTCTCTGAATGTTAATGTGAATTGTCTTGTGATTACTTTAGATGTTGGAAAAGAAGCGCCGACTTGACCGAGACCTACAGTATCGACTTTGTTGATTGTATATCCAGGTGGTGTGAATGATTCACATGTAGAATGTAACCATTCTTTAGCTGTTGATGTTGTTTTGCCAAAAAGAAGTGGTGGAAGTTCGAAGAAAACCTGAAAGTAACCAGATATATATGGTTGAGTGTCTCTGTCTCCGCCAATGTTTCTGGTTAAAGCATCTGGAGACGTTCTACCTTTAGTTGAAACGTCTGTAAAAATTGAATTAAGTGCTTCTATGTATGTGTTAGCCATTGTTACCTCCGTTGAAAGTTTAAAGGATTTAATAGGAAAAGCGCGCGAAATTGCACAGGTGGCGAAATCGCGCGCTAATCTATCTTAATGAACCTATTGCTTAGTGAACGATTATGAATACGTTAATCTTCTCGATTGCTCTAATCGGTGTAATGTCAATGTACACATTCAATTCACTTGTTGTATCATCAAATACAACATTAACACTAAACGATTTCAATACACTATATCTTTCTATTGCAGGATTCTCCAAGAACCTGTTCAAGAAGTTCGTTACCCTAATATTAGCCTGATTTATCCAGAACTGTGTTGCTTTCCTCTGCAGTATATCCTTTAGCAATGGTGGTATCATCTTTCTGAGATATGCGACAAATTTAGCAACATGTAATCTCTTCAGTACTGACAATCTCTTCCAAGTTGTTAATTGTGTCAATATGTATTTACCATCAGGCTCTACTATAACTGGGTTGAGTTCTGCATCGATTAAATCGCCTCTTTCAGTATGATTGGCTCTGTATGCTAATTTAATTGGTTCTTGTATAGCGCCTTTTTCTATACCTGCAACAGGTTCAGCAATGAAGTAAGCACCATCAACATACAGGTGTCTCTCTGTTGCATGGTAAACTGGCGTTATCCAAATTGGTTCACCAGAATATGGATCACTTATCTGTCTATACTGTACATAGAGAGCTGCTGTCCAAGTATTCCATGGAACATCGTTCAATCTTGCATCTATATCATCCGAATATTTCCACTTAATACCACCAGTGTCTGCCAAAGTGATGCAGTCCTGTCTATCTTCGGACAGCTGTCTTGCACCATCTTCAACATCAGCTGGCCATCCACCAGCGAGTATGTAGTCTGGTAGATACCATGGATATGTGGATTCTCTCATCTGTTCAACGGAACCATCAACAGATTCGAGAGTACCGTTATATGCCCTCTTTACTTTTGCAAGATACTCAGGTGTTGGATTGAAGTTACCGACAATGTCATACTGACCTGTTCCATCTGTACCATTATCTAGTTTAATTCCACCAGTTGCAACTCCACCTTTGATTGTGTCGTATCTAGTTACTCTTGGAGCTGAAGCGCTTAATTGTAACATAACTTTAAATCTATTATTTTCGGCTTCATCTCCGTAGATGAGGCTGTCGATACCCTGAGCATCTACAACTCTGATGTATTTGGATCTTTCGTTGATTACATGTTTTATATAAAGTAAAGCGCCGGAACTGAGATCCCTTACATTAGAACCATCTGGTGTTTTTGGTATGAGAGATACAGTCCACGGACCCTCGAGTAATGTTTCAACTCCGGTAACTGGGTCTTTGTAGTATATACCGATATCCATAAACATGAATTTGTACAAGACGTTTCCATCGTCATCCATGTACATCTTCTCTAAGTCAGTGTTTCTTACACCTCTGATGTAAATATTGTTGTAGTATTTTCCAGCACCTGTTGCATAGAAGTAGAATGGAACAGTGTTGTCTAATTCATCAAACGAATCTTCTTTTGTTATTTCTTTCTTCGATTTCTGAACGAATGTTAACAGTTTATAAATGTCTGATGTCACACTGGAGCCAGTGTATTTACCGCTAAGGTTTAAAACATACTGACTTGCTTCACTATCGTATTCTTTTGAAATAACTTGAAGCGCGTGACTTTTATCCTCTGAAGTTGGGTATATCCAGTCGCCGACGTTAATTTCTGCATAACCGTCCTGACTTGCAATTACTTTGTCAGAGTTATTTGTAAACTGGAACTGGTTGTCATCTGATTTGAACAGTATATAGGCATGACCAGTTCCACCAGTTCCACCATATGGACTAGCGAGTGTTATTGATTTAGCAGTTGTGTCAATAGCTGTGACTTTTTGCGCGCTTGGTTCTGCATCATTTTCAAAGAATATATAATCACCAACCTTAACTTCAGCAATTCCTACATCATCAGTAGTAACCGTATCAGAACCATTCGTGAATGTGAATCCTTCTGATTCTGTTTTTATTTTGTTGTCATCCACATTCTGAACATAAGCATTAGCCCAATATGCGTCGTCAGGAACTACTCTTGTAACGAGTAGATTGCTAGAATACTGTAAGAATTTTACTGCAACATAAGCCGATTGTGAGTATCTCTTTATATTTGGTTTGCCGAATAGCTGATAGAATTCGTCAAGAGATGTAACTTTAACAATTCTGTCATGTGGACCTTTAGGAGCAGCTATTACAACATAGCCTACTCTACCTACTTCGATTGCAGGTGCTACATATGAAGCGTCTTCAATGGTGACGTATACGCCAGGTTCTCTTCTGTCTAATGTTGGCATTAGAATGTCCTCCTGTTTGTAACAAATTTAGATTTGAATTTTTTTGATAAAAGCGCCCGAATTTGAACAAAGTGAACTACCGTGCCTAACTGTTTGCAGTCTGAACACGGTTTCCTGCCCAAGTTGGACAGGCACTCTTCCTATTATCAGAAAAGCTGCGATCCACGGTCGATGCTGATTCATCCTGCTGCTGATTGTGTTGTGGTAGCAGAGGTATTTTCAGCGAGTGTTCGTTAAGTTCTTATTGTCCAGTATATTTCGAATACACTATCTGGCTCTATCCATTTGGATGGAAAACAAATATGCGCGAACAATTTCGTCGTTGAACCATATACATAATACAACCCAGCTTCGTTAATTTCAGTAGTGTCAGCTAAATCGCCGCTTTCAATCTTACATACACATAAAACGTCTGTGTAGTAATTAGTACCACCTTCTGAAGGTATTTCAACCTGTTGGAATGTAATTTCGGAAATTGGTTTACATGCATGTTCAACGTTTGATGGTTCTGTTAAGTAACCGCTGTTATTTAGTGATATTGCATTATACAGGTGTTCGTCATTACCAACAGGACCGTTTAATGTTACAACATTCTCACCATTACTGTTGGTGATGGTTGCACCGCCAGAACCAACTGCAAAATGTGATACTTTAAACTGTGTCCAACTGTTAGGGTTATCGCCGTTCATGTCAAATATTTTTTGTGCGACGAATTCTCTACCTAAACCAACAACCATGTTGGAGCCTTCAAATATTTTCTTGTTATTTTTGAAAATCTCAACCCAACCTGTTAAAGGACCTGGTAGTCTCTTGTTGGAATTAGCGCCGAATTTTGCTTTGTCTTTCAATGAATAAGCGTCGACTGTATGATACTTTTCGATTCTCATGTTTTCACTCCTTTTATGACGTGGTGTATTCATCCGACACTGAAATATTGTCGGATGCAAATAGTTGTATTGTTTTAGTATGTTTATCAGAAAGATCTGACAAGGATGATACCGATAATTGTTTTAATGTTGAAAGAAAATGCATTCGCATTAGGTAATCGATTGTTGATGTTTCATTGTGTTTGTAAAAACTGCTATAAATGGATAGCAAGATGATGTTGCCAATATAGTAAAATATGCGAGATTCGAGATTTGTTTCACTAATAGCGTATATCTGTTGAACAGATGGCTTGTGTAGCAATTGTTTGAAATTGTCGGGAAGATTTTGATTATCAATATTAAAGCGCCGGATTAGGTTCCTGAGTATCGACAATACAGCAGTTGATATTGATGTGATGAGTTTATTACTGAAACTATTGGTATCATTCGAAGGTGTTATGGAAATATCGTAGTCAGTGGTAATAGAGTAAGCTTCATCATCTACGTCTTCAGCGGTAAGTTGTCGAATTGATTTGACAACAGTCTCAAAATATGATAGAATAGAAATCGGCGCTGATTTATTTTCTTTAACTAAATGATTAAATGATTCACCAATCGTTTCAATAGATATGTCTGTCAAATCAGTGACAATTTTGTAAATGTCATCAACCTTGTATGAATCAAGAACTGATACATATAGTTTAATCAACATTGACATTATAATACTAATTGGGCTTGTGGTGTTTAATCGTATCAACGAAGTTATTGTTTCACCAATTGTTAATACTGATACAAGATACATCTTTAAGAACAATTGTTCTTCGTCAATAGGAGAAGCGGTTTGCATTGGATCATCAGCAATTAGACGTTGAGGCAAAGTCTTTTCAACGACTTCTACATGATATGGCTTGAGATGATATAGTATTTTATATGTCATCGAAGATTTTTTGATATCAATCTGTATCATTGGTAATGTTTCAAGAAAGTCGCTAATGTATTTATTAATTGTAGGATTTGGATTATTAGCGCCGAAAAGTGAAATGCTGACAAATAACTCGTTTAGTATTTGTGGTGTTTCAATTTCAACTGTAGTTCGACTAAGCCTATCTTCAATGTAATTGGCTAGCTCTTCATTATTTTGCTTTAGAATGTTTCGCAATTGATCAGCTGTTGTAGATGGATTTGGACCAGTTGTTCGTATGTATTTTGCTAAATAATGGTCATAAAAGCGCTGAGCATCTACGGCTGATTTTATTTGGTTGAATTCAGAGACAATATTGTCTAACTCTTCCAGTGTTGGACAATCACTTTGTGTTGATAGAATTGTTGCTAATATTTGATGGTCAAGCGCGGAAGTTGAGACGTTATAGTATCGTAACAGTAAATAGTACCAAAGGCGAACTGTATCAGCCAAAGTTGCATTAGTGAAATGGTCAGAAAAGTATAGTGGAATCTGCTCGTTGCCTTGATATTTCATAAAAGTACAGAAAATCAACGCTTTAATTATTGAAATATGAACAGACTGATCCGAATAAAACATTAACAAATTGCTTTTTATTGGTAACACCAATGCGTTGTCTTGGTATAATTGCTCAAGCTCCTCTGGTGATATCAAAAGTGATGGTACTGTTTCATAAGCAATACGATACGGTACTGTTGGCATTTCTCTTGTTGAAACACCTTTGTATACAATTCTTGGTCGTAGTACCCATTCATTTGATTCATTGTCACGATCAATGTATAATTCTGCAATTGAGAAGTTCTCATTGAATGCTGTTGCTAGTTTGTTTAAGAATTTAATTGAACCTTTATAGCGCGTGAAATCAGACAGGGAACGAATTAATAGTTCTTTTGTATAAGTTGATGCATTTTGTATTACTGATTCCGGAAATCCAAGTTCAATTAATATTTTGTCGTATAAGTCTGTATCAATTTGTTGTTTGTCAAGGTAATTAATAACCTTTTCGGGAGTATTTTCGTATAGCTCCTTTAAGTAATTGTCGGTTATATAATCCATCAACAATTGATACAATTCTTCTTCTTTGTACGGTTTATATTGCTTTAAATATTCATCAACGTATGTTTTTACATTGTCAAACGTACTCATGATGTGCTCCTACTGTTGTATAATTTGATTGTTTAGAAGCTGAAGATGACGGTAATGTTTTACGAGTCGTAGTGTTGAGTTTGTGAATGAGAGTAAATTATTAGCGCTGAAATCTGCGTCTGGTGTATATTCGTATTCGATTGGAGTATCATCAGTTTTAGTGATGTAGTGGTATGTTCGATGCGAGTCAGTGTCAAATTCAGGTGATGTCAAGTCAACCGATGTGTCATCTGGTTCATCAATCAAGTGGAAGAAACCGTATGGAACATACAGGTTGCTAAAAATTCGATTATAGTTGTTGTTGAATTGCCTGGCTAATGTTGCGAGTAGTAAGTTCATTTCAACTGGAATTTTGTCATCAACGATGTAGTAATCGGAATTGTAGTTGAATCTCGGCGCTGTTTCCTCATTAATCAATTTATCCATATCACCTAACGTTTTCATTTTCTCCTGATACACATTATACGGCAAATAGCTTTCTAACATAAAGTCATACACATACCTGTTAACGACATTTATCTCACTAACGTCTTTAATTGGAGCGTATTCGCCATATACCTCATACCAGTACAAGTTCTTATACGGTTGTTTCGGAAATTCAAGCACAGTTCTAAAATTGTTAACGCGGAATATCTCTTTTGCGCGCTTTGCTGGATTATAAAAAACAATCAAATCATTTATTCGCGGGTATCTAATTGTAAATATTGATACCGTTAATATACTGTCAAATATATTACCAATCGTATCTGGTGATTCAATTGGTGTATTTGATAACGGTGTTACATAAAATGCTGGAGTAAAATCATATAAATCAAATTTAATACCACTAGTATGATATCTGTCAAATGATGCTTTAGTATCTGGGTCAACTGATGATTCATTAATATTGATGTTGTAATATGCTATTAGCTGAGATGTTGCGTTAATGTTTGCATATTTTGCTAAATGTTGAAGGTATTCTTCTTGATATTGTTGAAGCGCGAAAGGTTGCATTGCTGTGTTTAACATAAGCAACTCCTGATTGGAATTTGGTTGCTGAAAGAAACAGAAATCTTTATAGAGAAAATGAAAAATTTGAGGAGGTATGTCGTTATGTTTCTAGAACAAATTTTATTTGACCCTGCAAGGGAGAAATTTGCAATCGGTAGTAGTGATGGAACAGTATTGTCAATTGGTGAAATGAAGTTGTCTAGGAAAACGAATGAACGTATTGACACGTTCAATATGTTGATGGAACAGTTACAGTTGCCAGTTATAGCAAAGGTAACTGGAGAGTCAGATGATGGTAAGTATTTAATGGTTGAACTCGAGCAAGAACTGGCGCTTAATAATCATTTTATTTCAATTAAAAGCGCCGATAATTACCGAAAATACGAACAAATACCAATCGAAAAAACGTACACTACAACTACATCATACGACACTAACTTCATACCAGCAAATATGAAGTTATTTTACTATGTATCTGAATCACCTAATAGTTACGGATTTATAATGACAATGTCATTTAATGGTAAGTATGTTGCATACTTCACTGTAAATAAAGAAGGTGAAGTAGTAGAAGGAATACCAACGTCATTGACAATGTGTAAGAAATATGTTGCAATATTTAATAGAATATGGAATCAGTTTGTTGTAATAATGAATCATAAGCGCCAGGTTTTAGTAACAACATTGGCGGATCAGTTACTTAAAGATGGCGTATTCGACAAATATGGAGATGAAGTAATTGTTAGAATGGTTAGGAATTGGAATAGCGCTGAAACTGAATACGGTGTAATCGCAAAATACATTGACTAAAGTGAAACCCGTCTACCATTACAGGTAGGCGGGTTATTTTTGTCGAAAAATTGCGCGCTAATCCCTAACAACAACAAACAATATCACATCCTCATCTTCCAAGTAACAATTCTCCACCACATTCAACCATACGTATCCCACCTTCTTCGTATCAAAAGCAATAAACTCTATATACTTCCCCGCATTCGGGGGCATTACTACATCATATTGCGCTGGGTCAAACACATCAACTTGCGCGCTATTACAAATAGTATATTCAGGATTCATACACTTATACGGTACCAAATAATTAAAATCTTTAGTAATCGTAAGCTTATTCCCTCTCCTAACCAACACTTTCGTTTTTATATCACCAGTTGATGTAGCGATATATACTGGTTTAGTGAAATCTGTAAAGAGTGGTATTAATATATTTGCCATTATTTCACCTTCCTATTGTATCTGACATTCTTCAGTGAACTAAGCGTTAGATGTTGCTGATAAACCATATCTCTTAACAGTCAAATCACCGAAGTCTGTAGCATTTGATGGAGTAGGTATGGTGATGTAGTCGATAGTGTTGAAGTGTGATGAACCATTCCGACCACCACCGAATACACCACGGTCGTTAGTACCGTTAGATGTTGCTGATAAATTACTTCTTGCAACAGTCAAATCACCGAAGTCTGTAGCATCTGATGGAGTAGATATAGTGATATAGTCGATAGTGTTGAATCGTGATGAATCATTATAACCACCACCGAATACACCACGGTCGTTAGTACCGTTAGATGTTGCTGATAAAGCACTTCTCGCAATAGTCAAATCACCGAAGTCCGTAGCATTTGATGGAGTAGGTATGGTGATGTAACTAATGACATTTACTATTGTTCCACTATTGTTCAAGTATAAATATGTCTCACCAAACACACCACGGTCGTTAGTACCGTTAGATGTTGCACATCCAGTTCTAACACACTGTGTTAAATCACCGAAATCAGTAGCATCTGATGGAGTAGATATGGTGATGTAGTCGATAGTGTTCATACAGTGAACTGAACCATTACTACCACCACCAAACACACCACGGTCGTTAGTACCGTTAGATGTTGCTGATAAACCACGTCTCACAACTGTCAAATCACCGAAGTCTGTAGCATCTGATGGAGTAGATATGGTGATATAGTCGATAGTGTTGAAGTGTGATGAACCATTAGCACCACCACCAAATACACCACGGTCGTTGATACCATTGGATGTTGCTGATGAAGCACGTCTTATAACGGTCAAATCACCGAAGTCCGTAGCATCTGATGGAGTAGATATGGTGATGTAGTCGATAGTGTTGAAGTGTGATGAACCATCATAACCACCACCGAATACACCAGTGTCACCACAAGGGAGTGAACCTGTACAGTTACCGGAATTTGATAACGCTACCCACCTGTTGTTAGGTTGATCGTAAACAAATAACGTATCGTTGTTCGTGTCGTACCAGAGCTGATTGTGAAATGGCGATGATGGTGCTGTATCAGAAACGTAGACGAAGTTTTTGCTTTTTGTTGGGTCTGGAGTTATAGGGTCAAGTATGAACATTTATACCTCCTTGGTTGGAAACGAACTAAACTGTAACATTAACAGTATGCGCTTGTTCATTAATGCGTAGACTAATAACAATATTATAGTAAGAAGCAATACCATTACTGGTATTACTAATTGTAACATTCTCAAGTTTAATGGGAACTTGTAAGTCGTTAGCGATTACATTAATAATATTTTGTACTTCTTGGTCAATAAGTAGTTTACGTGTAGCAGTATCACGAGTTTGAAGATTTTGTTTTAAGTGACTACCGAAGATTGGATCAAAAGGATAGTCATATTGTGATGTGAGTAGATAGTTTTTGAGATATTCTTTGATAAGCGCGGAAATTTCGTCGATTGGTGTAAAGTCTGCCTTTTCACTTAGATGTGGTTTGAAGTCGAATACCTGCTTGTATGTGATTACATCTTCTTTCTGTTGTTGTTGAATATGATTTGAAATAAGCGCCTGAATTTCCGCAGGTAATTGGTCTAATTCATAAACGGAAGACCTAGTGCGAATACTTAAAGGTATTCGCTGGTATATTTCAGGTGGGAGCTCTCGCAGATCAACTAACATGGTTGGCTCCTTTTACTGTTTGAAGCGTTTCTCGATTTGTCCTCGCTGTTGCTGTAGACGTTCTAACTCATGCTTTTTATCATCAGCAAACATTTTCAAAGTGTCTGCATATATTGGATATGGTAGTTTCAGTATTGAGTCAATGTCAGGAACAACACCGTCGTTAATATAACGAAGAAGACGAACGGTCTCAATGAAACCGTCATAAGCCTTCTTCGGTGCTTGCGGGTCCAAATATTGCTCGCCGAAGAAATTGTAGTTCAATGTCAATGTCATGTGTCCAGGAGTGATTACATGCTGGACATGTGATATTGGTGTAATATTTGATGATGTAGTCTTTGAAATGTTCATCGTAAAGCGCCAGAATTTGGTCGCCTACATCATATGATATATGCTTTTCGTATGCAATCAGTATTTCCTGTGTTGAGTCAGTCTCAGTAATAAACTCGAGTTTGTCAACCAGTTCAGAAACCGGCGCTTTTCTCTCTTTAATCTCCTTCAATATACCTTCATCTTCCGGTTTCTTAAACAATGCAATATTTCCAGTAATCAATGTTAATTGTAAAGGTTTAGTAAATATAGCGCCTAAATTATTAATGTTTTCATTTAACTCATATGATGGTACTAATGATAACAACTTCAAATGGTCTCTAACAGACGGTAACTTTAGTTTAACACCATATACCACACTTTCACTTGGAACTAATACATAGTAACCATATTCATTAAATGGTACATCCTTATCCCAAGGATGGAATGTGTCTGGATGTATTAATTCGTCTAAAGTTACTTCACGGGTGAATTTTTCTTCACATTCTGGACAGATAAATGAGACTTTGCCTAATGTTTTATATGTAGATTTATAAAGCGCCCAAATTAGCGAGATTTTGTCTAAGTTCGATAACTTGTCTTGAAATTCGGTGAATGACAGTTTTAGCTCTTCACTACCTTTAAACAGTTTCGTTTTGTTGTAAAGCAGTTTCAACATCTGCTTTTCGTAATTGACTGGCGATACGATAGAGCTTTTAAGGGATATGTCATCACCAACCATTAGTGGTGAAACAACAGCACCTAGTTTTGCTATTGGTAATGTAGTTTCAGTACTGAGTACTGATATCTCGCTTAATTTACCTAAGAAATCACTCATTTGTCTCCTCCCCTTATTGATTGCAGTTTTAAGTTATAGTTTAGCGCGCAAAATGCGGTGGTTATTACAAGTGGCTGAAAACTGTTAGCCAATAGCGCTTAAACATGCGCATATAGCGACGTAAACGCGCCTATATGCGACGATATGAGCGTCATCAATATAAAACATTGAATTCGACTGTATCGTCGCGTATATGCGAAGTATGTCGCTATTAGAGCTAGGTTGTTGATTGGACTCGCAAAAATGCGCGCTTAATAAATAAAAATACAAAAAACAAAAAGCAGTAGCCTTTTGGCTACTGCTATCTATCTACTTATCCTACATATGTGCTAAGGTTGTCTACAGTCAATACACCCATTCCGTCAGTTCTGCCAATCTCAATGGCAGTTCTTGACTTAACATACGTTCTCTTCTGACCGTCTGTTACCTCATTTATTACATACAATGGTTTATATACTAAGTCAATTACACAAGCTTTCTGCAAAGCGTTTGCAGGAGCTTTTGCAACAACATATATCTTGTCATCATCTATAGCTGGAGATTCAAGAACATTGAGTTTCATGAAGTTGCCAATCTCTCCAGCCCATGCTACTGCACCTTCTTTGTCGTTAGGTATAGAAGCAGCAAACTTCTGGAAGTTTCTCAAAGCAGATGCAGTCTTTATACCTGTTACAATGTAGTTTGGATATGCATGGTAGTTTCTCTTAATAATACCCATCAATGTGCTTATCCTTGGGATGATATTCTTCATTACATCCATCGTAGATGCTGGCTGATAGTTTGTGCTGCTTCCTGCAAAGTTGTTTAGGTCGATGGACAAAGCAGCACCCTGTGCGGACATATCACCCTCAGCAGCTTTGAGGAATAGTGCAAGGTCAACATCCTTGTTGAGTAGTATCTGTCTCTTTATAGCTTCAGAAAGTGTCTGTACGAGGTCAATCTTGAAGATGCTCTTGTAATCCTGGATGTCCTCTTCGGACACATTTATGATGAAGTCGTCGACTTCGTCGATGTTTACATCGATCATGTCAGTCTTGATGTTGACTTCTACCCTACCGTTCATAGTTCCAACTGGAACGAATCTCAACTGAACGTCAGCACCAGATGCTATATATGTGTGTCCAGATGTACCACCGCTGAAGCTTACCTGGTAGATCATATCACCAGTGTCAAAGTTTACGTTACCATTGAGATATGCCGTTACCGTAGCTCCAGCGCTATCCTGGAATGTGAATACCTTGTTGAACTGGCTTCTGTTGTCTGGTCTGATGTATACAGTTACATCGATGTCATGGTTGTTGCTACCATCATTGTCTACGATGCTAACTTTGCTTATCATGACATATCTTCTGTTGATTCTAAACTTGTCGCTGGACAAGCTTGCTGCTGCAAACAAGTTGCTTCTGTCGTTTGGAGCAATTGTTACAGTTACAAGTCCTGGTCTGAGCTGTGTAACAGCATTAGGCATTCTGTAGTTTTCGCTTGTAGAACCGTCATAGCTTCTTATCTTAGCGTTGATGTTTACTCTAGGTATAGATGCTACGGATGAGTTAACAGGGTATACTGTTGCAAGCTGTGCAAGTATAGGCTCTGCATAGATGTCAACGAGTATTGGGAATGACATAACTGTCCAACCCTGTGGATATGCAGATGCTGGAACATTTACAGCTTCTGTCAAGAGCTCTTCTCTCTGTCTGTTGAGAACAGACTCTACGACTACTTTAGTAGCTGGATCAAGACCTTCTGTGAGAGCATCTTTGAAAGCTGCGAAAGATGCTTCGTCAGCTATAGTCTGGAAAGCATCTTTTGGGGAAGAGAATTGGTCTACATTCTCTTTGAGGAAGAGTTCGTAGTTCTCGAACAATAAATCTGTCTGATACATAATTGTGAAACCTCCTGTAGTTTATGTTTATTTTAAAGGTTTAGCGCCGAAATTGCGCTTGTGTGAGTGTGCTGATTCACCCTGCTGCTGATTGTGCTGTGATTTTGCAAAGGTGTTTTCAGCGAATGCATGGTTGAAGGTTTAGCGCCGAAATTGCGCTCGTGTGAGTGTGTGGTGTTTAATGAACCATATGGTAACCCGAACGAAAGTGTTGAGTTGCTACGGATGTTCCATATTATGGAACAGTATTTTGGTGGTTATTTGATAATGTGAAACCAATGATGGTTGTTGAGTTGATAACAATCTGCCTGTGTTTTGATGATTGGCGAATGTTTAATAACCCCATATGACAACCCCATGTCTAATCGCATGTGATTGTTGAGTTGACGTGATGTTTCATATCTGGTGAATTTTTGATGTCTGTGGAACCATTGTCGATAATGCACCAGCTAAACCGCTAAGCACAGTTCCTGCAGCTATAGCAGCTCGACGCTGTTTAGCCTCCTGTGGTGTTGCTGGTTTACCCATTGTTAGATGTTGTGCTAGTCCCGTAGTTCCACCCCATATAGCGAATTGAGCTAAAGCATTAGCGAGATCGCTCTCTTGAATGATGGTAAGCATAAGCGCCTCCTTTTCCGGCGCTTAACTAAAACAATATCTTAACAGGTTTCTTCGTCAAATTATATTTCACAATATCTTTAACTGCCTCTTCAATAAATGAAACAACACAGTTGTTTCCATCACATATCAATTCCTCTGTAGTCTCTGATTCTAACAAAGTCATATCTTGTACAAAAAATTCATTTGCTTCTTCTGGTAAGAATTCTACCATCTGTGCTGATTTGTCAGATGGATTTGTAACAATATCATATGTTACAGCTTTTATAGGTAATCTTACAATTATTGATCCATCAGGTTGTGGATCAACAGAACCAAATGCTCTTAGTGAGAAACCAATGTTGCCTTTGTCATAGACAATTAGATTGTAGAGATCTGGACCTTTGAAGGATGTTAATGTTTCGAATGTTCCAATGACGTTTTTACCATCGAATTTTATATCATTTAATAAAGCGCCGGATTCCTTCAAGGATACTACAACTGCGCGCTTTTTAATTTGATCAACAGTACCTGCTACAAATGGATGGTCAATTTCCATATACAACCTTCTCGACTGTGCCTTAGGTTGCAACTGTTGTACTACAGATGAAAGCACCTCAGGTGAGTATACTCTGTTGTTTTGATTTTTTACATTAGCAGTTTGCAATGTTGCTTTAGCAGTTACTTTTGGAATACGTTTACCTTCTGTAATATCGGCAGATTCTGATAGTATCTGTAAGTTCGGTGGAGTGTAAGCTTCTTCGTAAATGAAGTAGTATCTGTTCATTGTTCTAACTCCTGTTTTTTCTGTTGAAGTTCTAATGCTTGATGATGTAGATAGTCATTGACTAAATTAATTAATTGATCGTATGGTATTGCATAACCATACTGGAGTAATAGTCTTAAGAAAGGACTGTCTATACCAGAACGTTGTAGTTGCTGTTGTAGAATGTATAGTTTGTCGATGATGTATGTGTTTTTAATTATTTTAATAGCGCCGGAATCGTATGGGTTGTTGTTATCAGTAGTGGTAGTGGCATCTGAAGGAGTAGGTTCAGTGTTATCTTCTGGAGCTGTTGTTGGTTCTTCTTCAGCTTCAAATAAAAGACTATTATTGTATATTGTGAGCATGATTGTGCTCCTGATTGTTTGAATTGAATATAGTTTAGCGCGCGAATTGCGATGGTTATTGCAAGTGGTTGGAGTTGTTACGCTAATGGCGTTTAAACTCGCGCATATCACAAACAGCTGAAGCTGTTACGCTACCACGCGATAAATCGCGTGTTATCATCCGCAACTGAAGTTGGAATGCTATGCGCAGAATAATCTGCGCATATAGCGACGTAAACGCGCCTATATGCAACGATATGAGCGCCATCAATATAAAACATTGATTTCGACTGTATCGTCGCGTATACGCAAAATATGTCGCTATTAGAGCCAGGTTGCGGATATAGTTACTGTAGTAGATGTATGTTACAATTAGTTGTAGTTGATGTGATTGTCAAAGTTGTTACACCGCCAGTGCTTAAACACACGCATATCACTCGTGGCTAAAGTCAGAGTGCTATGCGCAGAATAATCTGCGCATATCGCAAACAGTTGAAACTGTTACGCTACCACGCGATAAATCGCGTGTTATCATCCGCAACTGAAGTTGGAATGCTATGCGCAGAATAATCTGCGCATATAGCGACGTAAACGCGGTTATATGCGACGATATGAGCGCCATCAATATAAAACATTGAATTCGACTGTATCGTCGCGTATACGCAAAGTATGTCGCTATTAGAGCCAGGTTGCGGATATAGTTACGGTCGATAGTATTAGTTAATGAAAATTGAACATTGCTGATAGAAATTATTGCAATGAATACTTCAAAGGAGGTGATGTAAAATGTGTAAATACATTGAGTTCGCCATTGGAGTGGCAATTGGTGCTGCTGCAATGGTAGTTGGTCAAACGAATATACTGGCAGCCGCTGCGCTAGTAATGACAGCGACTGCTGCAGCAATGGTGCTACCGGTCGGGGAATGACCGGTAGTTGCTTTATTTGTACTGGTTTGTTAGAATCCTGGGTTAGAACCTGATTGCATCTGTTGCTGGAATTCAGCTTGTGCTTGTTGCTCCTTCAGTTTGTCCTGCATAAACTTCTCGGATGATTTCCTAAATGCTGACCAGTCTTCGTATGGAACATATTTCTCCAAGAAGTCCCATGGGTTGAATGGTATTTGGAGTGATGAGAATACACCAGCAATGTTACCAATTGAACCAAGTGTCATTTCGATTAACTGGAGTATGAGGACAACTGGAGGTATTAGACTGAATCTGACGCTTGTCAATGGTTCACCATAAACAATTTTGCTAATTTCCGAAAGTAATTTATTTGTTGTGTTATTTATTATACCTTGGAGATCGCTGATTTCTGATGCAAAGACTGTGTTAGAGTGGACAAGGGCTTCACGAAGCTCTGGAGCGTCAGCACCAAGGTATACTGCTGGTATACCTGAAAGGGTCATTATTTCATTACGGGAGTCTTGGATATCTGCTACTTTAACTGATGGGTCACCCATGGATGAAACTTCAACGTCTACAGAACGTTGACCGTTTTTGGATAGAATGAACATGTCTTTGAAGTCGGATAGAATGTTAGCGATTGATTTGAAGGAGTTGAGACTGTCTATGGTTACACGTGTATTATAAAGTTCTCTTTTTAAGCGCTGAATTAGTTGTGAATGCATTTCAGTATAACCGACATCTATTATCCATTTTCTTACTAAAGCAGCGCGGGAAAGTTTAGATACAACATTTGCAAGTTGTGATAGAAGTAGTAGTTTTGATGGTAGTATTAGTGGGTCAACAATTGATTGACCGTATGGATAATAGTCGGATGATGGTATTGTATATTCAAACATCTGTGTTGATGGAATGAAACGAATACGTTTATGTTTGTTAGATGCTTTACGATTGTATGTAAGAATGTCAATAATTAAGCGCTTTAAATATGAATAAACTTCTGGGTCTAAGCTGGAGAGATATTTGTCGAATTCTTTTAGAGTGTCGATGGAAATAGTGGATGTTTGTGATGGGTTGATGTGTTTTGTGTATATTTGTTTTATAATAGCGCGCGTTAATTTTTCTGCTAACTCTTCCTCCTGATGTTTATTAACAGGAGTGGTTGAACTAGAACCAACAACACGGGTGAATAGTTGTTGGATACTGATGGATTTATTAGTATTTACTTGTTCAACTACTTCAACATAACCAAATAGGTTACCGTAACGGTCTTCTATTTTGATGATGTTTTTAGGATGATGTATGCGGAGAATAACCTTGTTGAATTTGATAAAAGCAGATTCTTCGGGAGTTTCTTCTTCTAGTAGTAGATTGGAAAGTGTATTAATTGATTGTTCTTCATTTAATAGCGCCGAAATTTGAGTAGGTTTCTCCATTTGTTTATTGTATGCTCGATCAACATCAATTACTTCAACGTATACATCACCATATTTGAGCATCATCGGAACAATGTTGTAACGTAACTTACGCTCTAAGTTGAGCTCTCTGATAATGTTCTCCTCGAGCTGTTTTTGTTTCTCAAATACACTATCATCAACGCTAGCGTCTTTCTTTTTGATGGTGTAAAACTTATTGTCAACTGGATTCTTTTGCAGAATGTTACTGTTGTATACACGAAGTATACGTTTGACTAATGGTATTGAACTAACAATTTCGTCATAAACTTGGTAGCGTTGGATTCTGTCCTGTGGAACGCTAACATTCTCGAGGAGGCGCTCAATATCGGCGCTTTCATATTTATTACTAACTAATTCATCAATCACATCACTTGTTATCTCACTATTATCAATAGCATCACTACCATTAGCAACAGCTAAGTCTGTTGCTAAATCATACACTGTATTTAATGTATCATTAAATTTTTCTAATTCTTTATCGCGTAAAAACTGCAATTTTCCCATTGTTAACCACCTTTCTATTCTGAACTGTTCTCCACAACTTGCAACTGTGCGACGTGGTATTGACTATTTCATTGATGATTAACCATTCGTCAACAACATCTCGCACAACATACCAGTAAACGTGAACAGCTAAGCATTAGACGTTGCTGACAACCAATATTTCACAGCAGTCAAATCACCGAAATCCATAGCATCTGATGGAGTAGATATGGTAATGTAGTCGATAGTGTTGACAGCTGAACCAGCATAACCACCACCGAATACACCGCGGTTGTTAGTACCGTTGGATACAGCTCCTGAAGTTTCCCTTGCAACAGTCAAATCACCGAAATCTGAAGCATTTGATGGAGTAGATATGGTGATGTAATCAATAGTGTTGACAATTGAACCAGTACTACCACCACCGAATACACCACGGTCGTTAGTACCGTTAGATGTCGCTGATGGAGCTTCCCTTGCAACAGTTAAGTCACCGAAATCTGTAGCATCTGATGGAGTAGATATGGTGATGTAATCGATAGTGTTAACTCGTGATGAACCATCCCAACCACCACCGAATACACCACGGTCGTTAGTACCGTTAGATGTTGCTGATAGCCAATTCCTCGCAACAGTTAAGTCACCGAAATCTGTAGCATCTGATGGAGTAGATATGGTGATGTAATCGATAGTGTTAACTCGTGATGAACCAATATCGCCACCACCGAATACACCACGGTCGTTAGTACCGTTAGATGTTGCTGAAAAACTACTTCTCGCAACAGTCAAATCACCGAAATCTGAAGCATTTGATGGAGTAGATATGGCGATGTAATCAATAGTGTTGACAATTGAACCAGTACTACCACCACCAAATACACCACGGTCGTTAGTGCTGTTAGATGTTGCTGATGGAGCATCTCTCGCAACAGTCAAATCACCGAAATCTGTAGCATCTGATGGAGTAGATATGGTGATGTAGTCGATAGTGTTAACTCGTGATGAACCATCATAGCCACCACCGAATACACCAGTATCACCACAGGGGAGTGAACCTGTACAGTTACCGGAACTAGAACTATTAGTATTTAACATCAACCATCTGTTATTATGAAAGACATAAACATAATCGATTAGTCCTGATTCTGATAAATGTGCCCAGACCATACCTTCGAATGGAGCGTCTGGGGTATATTTGCTTATTATGTCTGGATGAAAATTATTGTCATTTACAGGAAGAGGTCGAATGCTTCCTGGATTTGCCATTTTATGCACCTCGTTTGGGAATTTAATTGAATGAAAAGCGCCGAAATTGGAATGTTTGATGGAGTAGATATGCTGATGTTAACCAGTAACCACCACGGTCGTTAGTGTCAGCATCGCGAATGAGCGCTAAATGAAAAAGTGAACTACCGTACCTAACTGTTACACAGTCTGAACACGGCTTCCTGCCCAGGTTGGACAGGCAATCTTCCTCTGACAACAGGGAGAACTGCAATCCACGGTCGATGTTGATTTATCCTGCTGCTGATTGTGTTATGATTCAACAGAGGTATTCTCAGCGATTATTTGATAAAAAGCGAAACCAGCAGGTGGTTTCGCGCGCTTATATATTATGAAACGAATTCATTACACCTTTGGATTATAATTCAAATACTCTTCAACAATCTCCGTCATCTTCTGTCCTCTGCTTCTAAGCTTAGCTAGAACCTCAGCTGGGTCTTCTAAATCTGTTCTGTCTTTATACAATCCTTCGTCTATTTCTGCTAATATACTGTCAACCATTGTTTTATATTCTGTTAATTTAGTTGGTAGATTGCTGTTATTATCCATTATCCATTTGGATAATCTAAGTAGTAGACGTTCATTTAGTGTTACACGTTTCCATAAGTCTGCGACTATGTCGTAGATGTCTTCGACTTCTGCGTGGAGTTTGTGTCTAGTTTCCAATTTTTTTAGCGCTTTTAAAGCTTTAGCTTTTAATTGTTTTTCATTAGATGTTAAAGCGCGCATTTCGCTTTCCGGATCAGAAGGATCCGTCGGTACCTGGTCTACACCTAGGAACTTGAAACCTTCTGCTGTTTCATCATCAACAGGCATAGGTTCCCAGTATTTGATGGTGTGGAATAGGTTGCTGTCTATTTCACCTAAATAGTAATCACCATAATTACCAAGTATGGTAGCGTTTGGCGGCATAGGTCCACCGATTGTTGGAAGGTATCTGTTTAAGAAAATAAATTTTGTAGTTGCCATAGGTTAAATTCCTCCGTTTTGTTTTGTTTTATGTTGATCTGCCGTACTCAACTGCCACGCAGTCTGAATACGGCTTCCTACTCGGATTGGATAGGCATTCTCTCCTCTGGTAACAGGAAGAACGTGATCTACGGTCGATACTGATTCGTTCTGCTGTTAATCACGTTTCGAAGTGTGTATTTTTTGCGATAATTGCTACAGTCAACGGTGACTCCAACAACTAAGCGTTAGATGTTGCTGATAAAGTATCTCTCGCAACAGTCAAATCACCGAAATCAGTAGCATCTGATGGAGTAGATATGGTGATGTAGTCGATAGTGTTGAATCGTGATGAACCATTACTACCACCACCAAATACACCACGGTCGTTAGTACCGTTAGATGTTGCTGCCAAATTATCTCTCACAACAGTCAAATCACCGAAATCAGTAGCATTTGACGGAGTAGATATGGTGATGTAGTCGATAGTGTTGAAGGTTGATGAACCATCCCAACCACCACCGAATACAGCACGGTCGTTAGTGCCGTTAGATGTTGCTGATAAACATTCTCTCACAACAGTCAAATCACCAAAGTCTGTAGCATTTGATGGAGTAGATATGGTGATGTAGTCGATGATGTTGAATCGTGATGTACCAGCATAACCACCACCAAATACACCACGGTCGTTAGTACCGTTAGATGTTGCTGCTAAAGCATATCTTGCAACAGTTAAATCACCGAAGTCTGTAGCATCTGATGGAGTAGATATGGTGATGTAGTCGATAGTACTGAAGTAACCACCTGAACCATTAGCACCACCACCAAATACACCACGGTCGTTAGTACCGTTAGATGTTGCCGATAACCAAGCTCTCGCAGCGGTCAAATCACCAAAATCAGTAGCATCTGATGGAGTAGATATGGTGATGTAGTCGATAGTACTGAAACGTGCACCATTCCAACCACCACCGAATACACCACGATCGTTAGTACCGTTAGATGTTGCTGATAACCAATCTCTCGCAGCGGTCAAATCACCAAAATCAGTAGCATCTGATGGAGTAGATATGGTGATGTAGTCGATAGTGTTGAGGTATGAACCGTCATAACCACCACCAAATACACCAGTATCACCAAGTCCGAAGTTTCCAGATGATAACGCTACCCACCTGTTGTCAGGTTCGTTGTAAACAAATAACGTATCATTGTTTGTGTTGTACCAAAGCTGGTTGTGAAATGGTGATGATGGTGCTGTGTCGGAAACATAGACGAAGTTTTTACTTTTAGATGGATCAGGAGTTATGTTTGAATATGTTGCCATTGTATTGTTACCTCCAGAAAGTTGATGCTTATGTGTCTAAATGTTGTGATATATATAGCGCTAGAGTTTGAGGACTGAAGTAGTAGTGGAGATGATGTTTGAGTGATTGTGGTAGTGATTGATAACAGTTAGTGGTATGTTGTTTTAGTAGTTGTGATTTTTCCTTGGTGTAGTTGATGTAGTTTTGTTTGTCGGAGAAGTGAGTGTGGGTGATGGTTTTGTTGTTATTAGATGTTGGAGTGATGGAGTATTTTTTGTTTAATTTATTTAGCGCCGGTTTGTAGATGGAGTTGGAGTAGGTGTTGATGTGAAGGTCGAGAGAATGAAGTAGAGTGATGTATTCTGATTCGGTTAATGGTTTAGGTTTTTTTAATAGCGCGCGAAATGCGATGGCTAATGCAAATGCTGCAACTGCTGTAATAATAGCAACTGTTACTGTGTCCATAAGCGTCTCCTGTGAACTTTAGTGTGAACTACTGCTAACTACCTTGTGAGTGAAAAATAAGACAAAAAATTGCCGGAGTCGTCTGAGACTCCGGCTGTCTGTTACTCGTCCTCGTCCTCGTCGGTTACAACCGACTCATATAGCTTGTCTACCACCTCGTCCGGAAGTGCTGATGCTAGTTCCTTTGCATCCTCCTCGAGCATTATCGAGGCAACATATGCATCAACGCTTCCATAGTTTTCCATAATGGCTTCCTGTTTCTCAATAGCTTCCTGGATAACTTCACCGAAGGAAGAAATACCTGCATCGACAGATTCGTCGATGACTTGGTTAATAATACCGGCGAATTTTTCTAAATAAGTAGCCATAAGTGAAATACCTCCGTTTCACTGAAAGATATTATTAAGATGTTTTTTGATATCGATAAAAGTGATATATAATAAAAGAAATTGTTGATAATATACTATTTGTGAGTAGTTATAGGTATGGTACCACTGTGGGACATTTGACTTTAAATCGCGATTTTGGATGGAGTTGAAGTGGTTGAGATAAAGAGAAATAGAGAGATTATTAGGAAAGCGCGCGAAATTGGATCCTGTGATTATCGCGAATGTGGTTAAGCACCATTGTCGCTGAAACAGGCTCATACCACTCGTGACTAAAGTCAGAATGCTATGAGCGCTTAAATCTGCGCATATTGCAAACAGCTGAAGCTGTTACGCTACCACGCGATAAATCGCGTGTTATAGCGACGTAAACGCGCCTATATGCGACGATATGAGCGCCATCAATATAAAACATTGATTTCGACTGTATCGTCGCGTATACGCGAAATATGTCGCTATTAGAGCCAGGTTGCGGATATAGTTACTGTCGTAGATATATGTTGAATTCAACATTTACGAATAGAAATTATTCAACCAGAACCTTCCAGTTATTGACTTTAATTGTCTGGTAATAGAAATTATAATACAAATCTCTTATGGAGGAGGCTTTATGAAATACTTCATCGACGACGATTGGGACGTTGTAGACGTTTATTAAATAACGTCCCACTGAAGCAAGCACCGGGAACAATAGACACCTTCCAACCCGGTGCTTGCTTTATTTGTCTGGGAATTTACTCTAATGAAATACCGGAAGCTCGTCCGAATGCTTCATTGTCTGCTGAAAGTTTTGATGAATTGCTAATGAATTCAGGTAAGTCGGAAGAAAGCTCTTCTAATGATTCATAGATGCGAAGGTTACCAGTGAAGAAAATAGCGGAATGGTGGTCGTCTTTTTTGCCTTCTTTGGCTTTAGTAGTTTTCATTTCAAATGGTATTAGGTAATCGGAGTTTAGTAGATTTTCTAATTGGTATTGTGGTGGAAGTTGAAAAGAAGAAAGAATATAGCGCGAGTTTTCGATGGATTTGTCACCAATCCATTCGGTAATGTCTTTATCGCGTCGTTGACGACACATGAAGATGTAGTCAGAGTATCTGACTTTTTTGTATGAATCACCAATGTCTTCATTAGACATTGTGATAGATGTTTCGGAAGAACGGCGATTTTGAGTTGCTGTTATTATTGGTAATTTATAAGCGCGCGAAATGGTTCGCAGTTCTTGAACAATTGTTCCTTGAGCATCATAGTCACGCATTTCACGACGGTGAATAGTTGGAACAAACACGTCAATGTAATCTGCAAATACTGCTCTGACATTGTAACCGTCTACTTTAAGACGGTCAATGAATTTAGCTAAGTCAGTGGGTGTAAATGTGTTTTCTTCAGAATGTTTCAAAATAATAGAAACTTTACCTTGTGTACGATTGTAAAGAGTTGTTGTTACTGTATTAGAGAGAAGCGCTTCAAATTGAGATTTGTATTTACTATATTCAGGACGACGAGAAATTTGCATACCATAACGGAATAAGCGCTTAACTTCATCTACTGATTGATTTCCTATTATTGAAATAAAGCGCCGGAGTAGCTTATAGATATCATCTTCTAAAGTAACAAATAGTATTGCATCATTTGATTTAAAATTTGGCAATTCATTATTTAGAATACGAGATAGTATGTTTACTAAAAGTATAGATTTACCGTGATTGGATGGTGCTGAAACAACATAAACAGATGAAGATTCAACACCACCAAAAGGACCGTCTAAGAGACGGTAACCAGTTTTAAGGATGTTGTATTTACTGAATAAGTATTCAGAAACTGAATCTGTTAGTTTTTTGAAAGATTCTTCATCTGAAAGAGTGAAGAAACTTTTGAAGTTTTCCTCTTTGTGTAATTGTTTAAGATTTGTTAATGAATTATAAGCGCTGAGAACTGTTTCTTCATATATTTTTAGCGCTTCAAATGGATTTGTTGCTTGATTTTGAATTAGTGTTGAAAGTGAATCTATTTGATTAAGCGCCGGAGTTATGTTCTTTAACTCATAAAACGCCTGCATTCTAGCATATACGAAATCTTTCACACTGTTGTAATCTGTATCGTTAGTTATTGGAGCTGCTTTTATTTGTTTAATTAAATTGTGAATAATAGTTGATTCAGATTGTGCAAAATGTTTGTCGACTGTTGAATAATTCATTGCAGCAATGTTACCAACCTGTTTGATACGAACAGTTTTGTCAATGAATTCGATTTCATCATCTATGTCGACTTTGATGTCTAGTTCATTAATAGTTTTACGAACATCGTCAATGAATGTTGCTGTATTATTTAGAAATTCAATTTGATTTTCTAATGATGTTGGATAAAGAATAGCCCGGCCTAAGTCAACGAAAAATTCATGATTTAAAAAGCGCCTGAAAAAGGCGACTACCAGAGTACTCGTGTTTGTCATAAAGTGCCCTCCCCATTTGGTTAGTTATGATATTCGGCTAAAACTTGAGCGGAAACAGCTTTTATTAGCGCTGAAATGAATAAACTGTTGTAAAATGCAGCAACTTGACTGGAATGTACCTGTGTGATAACGTTAATTTGATTTTGAACTGTAGTTGGAGTAATATTGTAATTGATAGAGCTATTGTCTAAAGTAGTATTAATCGAGTTAATTATTTCTGTTGCTGTATTGGACATAAATCCAGGATTTTGAAGTGAGTGTATGAAAATTTTATTATGAAAAGTTTTTTGTGTATTGATGGAGTAATCACTGTTAAAGGTTTTATCAGTAAAACCTTTAGTGTATAGCATATTGTGTATGGAGATAAGAATGTTACTGTAATCTTCGACTCTGGTAGTCTCCAAGTATTTGAAAAAGTGGTTAATGATAAGAGCTGAGAAGTAATTGTTTATTAATAGAGAAGCGCCGGATTTGGCGTATGGCACAATATCGTAATCAGTGGCATTAAATGCTGTTGCTATTGCAGATGGGTCAATTGTATTATACTCATCGACAATATCAGCGCTAGTTAGAATATTATAATTAGCGTTTGTATATAGTATATTTAACACGTAATATTTAACGGCGTAAGGTATTGCGTTTAGGAAAACAATTGGATCATTGACGAAATAGTATGGTAAGTATAAGTATAAAGTTAGCGCTTGAGGCGTTTCTTTAGCTAAAAAGTTTGAGTATAAGTTATATTCTGCAATTGCTGTTTGTGGGTTGAATAATTGTGTTAAATTATTTGAAATTGTATATAGCGCCAATTTTGATGAACTGTATTGAAGCAGTATTGATGTGAAATCATAAATTAGTTTGCTCAAGTTATCTAAATCATACAAATAGTTATTCACAAAATCATCAATTAGCGGATACAATTTAGATATCAGTATCGACTTAAACTCATTACATAGTTGAGTCTTTATTGTATTCGTTATTTGATATACTAGAAGAACCTGGCGACTATAAGATGTAAATAATTCGCATATAAAATTGTCGTTATTGAACAAGCCTTTTAAATCAGAAATTAGCGTTTCTTTATTTAGGTCGTGGAGTATATTGTCAGCTGTAATATTGAATAATGAGTTAAGATTAGCGCTGAAAAGTCGTCGGTATAGCTCGTAGTATGTTGTATATTTAGTTAGAGGATAAGTGAATGCACCAGGTGTTGATTGATCTTCCAGTATTGAAGTATCAGGTGATACTACAGTAAAATCGTTTAGAGACATAGGAATAGATTCAGTAAATAGTGACGGAACTGTCGGATATTTTATTAAATCACGGAAGGATGTACAGGATTTTATGTTTAAATAATTATAAAGCGCGGGAAAATCACAAGTTGTTTGTTTCAAACTTTCAAATGTTATCCTAGTTCGCTGTAAATCGGAAGGCATATTCTGTTTAGTGAATTCGTGATCAACAGTAACACCTGCAGCAATCTTTACTGGTGAATATCCTGATGTTGAAATAAAATTAAAATATCGATTCAACGGTTCCAAGATTCGTATTCTTTGTTCATCTTTTATTAAAGCGCTAATTAAATTAACGGTAACAGAATCTGTTAAAGTCGAAAGTTGATTTTGCTGAAGTGTATCGAATTTTTGAGGATCTGCTTGAAATGTTGCAAATGAAGCGAATGTATATGCTAATGGATTATACATGACTCATCTCCTTTATGCGAAATTGGTGACGTCGTAATTATCTGCAATTGCTTGATTTACAATATCATTTGCCTTGTCATCTATACCAGAAGTTCCTTGACTCATTTGGCCGATTGATGAAGCTGCAATATTCTCGGATTCTTTAAACCAAGACTGAGCAGTTAATTTGTCTGCTTGTTCTTTAAAACTTTCATCTAACACTTTTAAAATACCGTCTATACCTAAGTTCTTTTCATTGACTGAAGTGTCTTGCAAATTAACAGGACGGAGAGATTCGACTACTGAACCTAATGTTTGGAATAGCGCTGAATTTCGTGAAGACAAACCTGAATTAGCATTAATTGGAATATTTGCTTCGGAAATTACATCGTTCTCAGGATTAGCTGATGATGTGAAAACACCAAATCCATCAACAATTTGTTGAAACTGTATAGAAACATCAATAGTCAGTGGTTGTCTGTAAACGTTAAAACTAGTGTCATTACCACCTCTACGCAATGTTACATTTGCAACTGATGCAAGAATTAGTTTAGATACACCATATGCACGGAGAGTAAAAGTTAGCGCTTGTCCATATGAAATTCCGTCGCTGGTTTGAGGAGCTGCCATTGCGATAATATACATTAGTGGTTCAATAATATATTCTTTAACAGCATCTGGGTGACCGTATGGTGAAACTAGTTTAATTGTTGCAGTTAAACCTGTGTCATACTTAGACTCATACCATATCTTAGGCAAAGGTATCTTATTACCTAATGCAACAGTTTTACCAAGTGTAACTAGTGCTGAAGCAGCTTCATTTGCTGCGTTTTCAGACATAACCTTACCTAAAACAGATGAAATTTGTTTTTGTATTTTATCGCTGTTATTTTCAACAGCATTTGTATATGAAACATTTCCGAATAAAGATGCAGCAGCTTGCTTTGCTTGAGCAAAATGACCTGATAACTTATTCAACATTCCTTGAAACATGTTATCTTGAAAAGCATTTGAGAAGGTATCAGTAGCAACTGTATCGTCAGTTAAAAATAGTCGAATACCTTTCACAGGTGTTAAATTGTATGCTTGGAGAATCTTTTTAAAGCGCGCGATTCCAGGTTCGTATTCAATCCTAGGTAAAATTTTATTAAACAAATTACCACCATCAGGTGATTCATATGCTTTTTTTATTTCGTTCAAATCTATTGAAGCTGTACATGGTATTATATCAATAACGCTCATTTTACTTTTAAGATATGACGAATGTCTATTGTTTGGATCTGCTTTTGGTTGAAAACTGATGGGTTTACCGATTTCGTATAAATCAATCATAGTTGCACTCCTTTGAATTCAGGAGCGTGAGGTATATTACCCCACGCCCACAGGTATTATTGGATATTGTTGCATTTGTGTTGCAAATGCGTTAACCTGATTTGCAAATAATTTATCAGCAATATTTTCAGCAACAGGATCAATAGTTGGTTCTTCAGGTTTTTCTGGTATTGATGGAACAGGCTGATTATTATTGATAATAACGGGCGATTGTTGCGGCTGTACTAACTGCTGTTGTTTCAAATTCAACGATGCTTCACTAACTGTTTTTGTGGCTTCAGTCGCAGTTGTTGCTATACCAGTCCAGTTATTACCAGCAGGTGTTGCCATTGCTGTTTTTGGCGCTGATTCAAAAACCTCTGTATCAACATATGAGAGTTGTTGCATAATTCTAGGAACATTGGCAATATAATTCTGTGTCTCTTTAGGCATCTTATCAATTTTACCACTGTAGTACTTACCTACATTACCAGGTCCCCAATTGTAAGCTGCCAATGCTTTTACTAAATCACCTTTATAGCGCTTTAAAAGTGTTGCCAGGTAATATGAACCAGCGTATACGTTCGCATATGGATCTGACAATATTTCTTCTTTAGATAATCCTGTTAGTTTAGACAAATATGCAGCGGTAGATGGCATAATCTGCATTAATCCTCTAGCACCAACATGAGAAACAGCATCTGGTTTTCCACGAGATTCCTGATATATTTCAGCAAGAATTAATGACGGAGAAACATGCAATCCTTTTTCTTCTAATTCTGATGATACTTCAACTGCTAAATCTTTCCATCTTGAAACAACTCTTTGAACATCAGGAGATGTCGATTGTCTTCTTATTGTAGGAACAATTCCAGCTTCAACAAATCCACCGGTTCCTCCAGTTATTGGATGTGTTGTATGTGACTTAGATGGAGCTTCAATTCCTATCATACCTAAGGAACCAGCTTCACTAAATGTAGCAGATGGACCTGTTTTTGGAAGTATGACACTAGATGGAGATTCGCTAATTGATGAAGCTGGTTTTGTGATTAAATATTGGTTATAATGTTTCATCAAATATTCGCCAAATGCAATATATTCGTCTTCGCTGATATTCTTCTTTTTACTTAAAGCATCAGCGCGTGAAAGTATATCTTGAACAGCTTCCTCAGGCATAGATACTAAGTCGAATCGATTTATCACATCTTTTAATGATTTTGGGTATACTTTCTCATGGCTTGTTACTAAGTCAACAACTCTCTTTTGCTCTTTGGATAAATTATTATATGCTGCTTTATCCTTTTCTAACTTATTAATAGGCGTTGCAAATGTTTTTCCAACACTAATGCCTGCAACATGACTAGATGATGCTTTTTCTTCTTTATGACCGAATATATGATCCTTCAACCATAACAGTCCATCGATTAAAAAGGATGCCACAGTTCCAACTCCAGGTACAGCTGCAGTTACACCTGATATTAACTCAAGTGCTGCTCCTAAATAATCTTTATCTTTAAAGCGCTGAAATGCTAAATATCCACCAATAATAGGAGCCAAAGGACCTAATTTTTTACCAACTTTACCAAATATCTTTATAATTCCTTTTCCAGATGCTTTAGCCGCTTCTTCAGCATATTTACCAATCGTTGGAACAAATTTAGATAACCAACTTGTGCCTTTGCCAAATTCCGCAGCAGCTTTACCCATCTTACCTAAATAGCTACCAATCAAATTGAAAAATTTATTGACAGGTTCGAACAACTTGAGTAATTTACCTGCAATCTCCTCACCTTTAATCGCTATCTCTCCGAATGAATCAACACGTTTGCCTAACCATGAGATAAAATCGCCAATTTTACTTATGATTTTACCTGCGACACTTTGAATCTTCTCAAAATCTTTAACAATACCATCAACCGTTCTCACTGATAAGTATTTGGCAAATGCAGCACCTTCTTTTATTAGTCTAAAAGAGGATGGGGCTAACATTGTGCCTAATCCCAATCCCAATGTGAGGAGAGGATGTTCACCTACAAATTTCAATGCGTCAACAATACCTAAACTAAGCTGTTTGGTAAACTGTTTAGACGGTTTAGTTGCTTTATACAATTTTTTCAGTTCGTTAACAATAGTAACTGCCGCTTTAGATAGAGTCTCGCGGAATTTAGATTCTTCACGTTGTTCTTCTTCCTGTCTGACTTCAGAAAGTTCCTGTGAAATAGTTCTAGTTCTAGTTACTAATACTCCACCTTTGTTTGCTAAAACAATTCCTTTATGTTCTGGAACAGTTGGAGTTGTTAGACCACGAAGTTGCATTTGAGGTGGTGGAGGTGGAGTTACTATTGGACTAGATTCTTCTCTGAAATTATATCCAGGTATTGATTTAGTGAATTGTTTTGAGATTGATTGTTCAATGTATTCTTCAATTTCTTTACGGACTTTTTGTGTAATATTTGATTTGAATAGCGCTTTATTTAGAACAGGAGTATATGCTTCTATTGCAGTTTGTAGTAATTCGTTCTTTAAACTTTGGACTGTTTCTTCAGTGATGGATTCGTATTTATTAGTGAATGGATTCCATTGTAGTTGTGGAACTTGATGCATTTGTTTTGTCTGAATATTAGATAAGCGCTCAAATAGCTGTAGTAAACGACTTAGAACATCTAATTGCTCTACATTGACACTGTATAACTTATATAACAGGTTAGGTAAACCGTCAGCGATGTATCCATATGCTCGTTGTTCTACTGATTTTATTTTAGATTCAAGCGCGCGTTTTGCTTCAGTAACAGCAAGTTCCTTCGGTTTAGTTAAAAACCTGTCTTGCAATTGCTGATATAAATTCTTAGCTTTGTTTGGTAAGTCTACAATAAAATGTGTAAACTGTGGTAATAATTTAGCCCAACTGACTAAAGCAGCAATACCAGGTATGCTGTACGCTATCTTTTCGGGAAGCTCTTTTATAATATCCATCAATTGTTTCCAGGTAGTCTCCGGAGGTGTATAACCAACTGCTTCAGTCCTTCCTAATCCAAAACGTCTTATCGTTAACAATTCTCGCGCTTGAAAATTCATTATATCATAAATACCAGCAGTAAGTAACAACATTTTACCTTCATACGAATCGGCCATTGACATCAATTCATATGAACGAGTTGTTAATAATCTAGCATCAGACATCCTAACGCCTAAAAACGAAACCTGTTTCTTTTCAGCAAGAGGTGTTTGCGTTTTACCGTAAACACGTTCAATCATCCTAAGAGTCTGCAATGGTGTTTTACCAGTTAATAGATTCCAGAATTGTTGGAATGGATCTAATTTAACTTGTAATTTGAGCAATTGTTTTTCTAAATTTGAAAATACAGCGCCAAATTCACTTTTTAATGACTCATCAACTTGTTCATGAACGTATTTGGAATAATCTTCGATACCAGATTCTTTCGGCTTTGACTTCTTCTGTTCCTGTAAATCGAGTAAGGAATAAATCCCCGCAATAGGCGATGTATGTTTTTCAATCGCAGTGAGAAGTGCAATTTGTACTTGCTCTCCAGGTCTCAATTGACCTTGTGCTGTCAGTTGTTGAACGTAAGGATTAATTGAATCTGAAACTGAATAACGTCGCTCTATTTCACCTTCCTGTACAGGTGCTGCTTTTAACTTTGCCATTCTAGATGCTTTCCACATCGATACGCCCATAGACATTGCTAGAAAAGGAGCGAACATCGAAAGTGAACCTAAAGCACCCGCAGTTGGAAGGTGGACACCCAATGTACTACCTAATGCTGCATTAATACCATGATACATACCTTTTTCAACTGAGTACAATGGGCTTGTGAATGGCATATGAGAGATTGGATGACCACCTAACAGAGGTGGAATAACTGTACCTAACGCTAATGGTGTTGTATACATTAACCTATTGATACCATACAGAGCGCCTAGTGCACGAGATGCATAACCAGCAGCTCCTAATTCCTTCTCATATGCTTTGCTAGTTAATGTGCTCCTAAGAGATGAAGCGCCAGATGTACCAGACATCAAACCATAAAATCCAGCAGCTGGTATTATAAGTGGCATATTGCCTACTTTGGTTGATTCTAAAAAATGATAGCCTTTTTCGAAAATTGTTGGTTCGTGTTTAGCTTGTTCAGCTACATGATGAGGAGCTCCAGCTCGAAGAACCATAGATGTTGCAATATATGGATAAGTCAAATAGCGCATCACTGGAGCTATACGTTGTGAAAATAACTTCTGTTCGGCTTCTACTTCTTGTTTTTGTTGTTTAGATGATTGCTGTTTTTCATATTCTGCAATATATTCAAGGAAACGTCCTTGATGTTGCTCTTTTCGTCGTTGTTCTTCTCGTTCAATAGGTGTCATTGGCATAATTGCGCCTCCTAAAAGATGCCAAAGTACGTATCGACATCTTCAAATTCTGTTGTTTCAATGGGTGAATTTGTTGGGTCGAATATTTGAGTTAATAATTCAATCTCTTTGCGTTGTTCAGGTGTTAGTTGTTCATCTGTTTGTTGTTTTAAAGCGCCGGATTGAGTCGAAGGTTTCACAGCTGTTGCTAATTCTTTTACAGTATTGAAAAATTCTTTTTCAAGTTTATCATTTGACTTCTCAATTAGTGGTAGTATTTCCATAAGCGTCTTTTGTCTAACATAAGCACAGAAAGACGCAGCCATGAATAAGTCACTGTAACCTTTAACAGTGATGGTGCCTCTGTTAGATGTTTCAACTGTTGCAAATTGAGATATGAGTAATTGTGAATGGAAATTTTCTGGGTATTGTTCTACTTTCTCCTTAAGAAGTGCAACCATTAAAGGTTTAGTATCACCACCTGTTCTTATTCCAAATTCGTTCTTTTTTGATTTCCAAATATAATTAGCGTAATTGATATCTGAAACTTGCATGGTTAAGTATTCTATGACAGCTTTACCGATGGAGTTATTTTCTATTGCTAATATTATTCTATTTGTATTAGCGCGCTGTTTTATATATCTAAAAACAGCATCAACTACTTGTGCGTGATAAGTTAATGAACCAAGTTTAGATTGCAATTCAGCAACTTGATTGAAATCTTTATATGAAAATACCTGTATAGCATTATATGCACCAGCTGTAGATGATGCTGTATCTACACCAATTAAATAGTAATCATTAGGATCGAATTCTGTTGTAAATAATTTCAATGTAGTTCCATGTGGCATGGATACTTTTTCAACAGGAGTCGTTGCTTTTAATTGTGAAAGTGTTTCATCGGAGAATATACACTGAGTTGAACCAACGAATAGAAGATCAAGTTCCTGATTAATTAAGCGCTGACTTTTTAGTTCTCTACATTGTTCCATATACCATTTTTCATCTTTATTTGGATCTTCAGACCAATGATACCTAATTCCAATGAAACCATTTTTAGACGGGTCATCAAGTAATTGTCTCAATTTTTCATCGTCTATCCATTTTTCATGACCATTCTTATCTTTAACAAATAACATATCTGAATCAATTGAATCAGACCATCTCTCATAAAACCAATTCGGTTTATCATTTCCTTCAGGTGCATAAACGCCATTTGGTGTTGATGTGACTAACTGAAAATATGGATAATTATTTCTTTTTGCTTGCTGTCTAGCTGTTGCCAGAATCTGTTGAGCTGCACCATATATTTCATGTAGGTGTGGTATATATGCTGCTTCGTCAATGTATAAGATAGGAACAGTTAAGGATCTAGCAACTGTGTCTGGTTTGTGGACAGTTGATGGATACATAACTGTAACTCTAGAACCAGTTTCTAATTCAAAATACGTTTTACGAGAGATAGAACGCATTGGTGATGGAATTCGCATCCAGTCTGGTAGATTTTCCCACATGAACTTTATTTTGTCGATGTTTTCGTAACCTGCATCTTTTCTAAAGTTTAAAATAACAGCGCGCATTTTAGGAAAAAACAAAATAGCCCAAAGTATTATTGCAGCAGATATTGTCGACTTACCTAACTGACGAGATGCGAGAAAAACAGCTTTATGATGTCGATATATTGATCGAACAACTCGAGCAAGTTTGGGGTGGAAAACATCCCCGTAGAGACGTTTTCCACCGACCTCTGGAATGTACACGTAATTGTATATGAAATAAAGTGGATTTAATCTACATTTTAGCAATTCAATTGCATGAAGTTTCTCACTGTTAACAATCTGCATATACCCCCCATGTTGTTAGTTGAGCGAATGTTGTATTTGAATGTTATCTAAATCCCAATACCAAAGTGATGGTGTATAATCAACAATTTGTTGTTTTGACAATTTATACATCGCTTCATCCAAATCATCGACAGTTTCAATGCCGTGAAAGATAAGGTTATTGGCTGAATCATATGCAACAACTTGAACAGATTTTACTTCAGGAAATGTATCATGTATAAATTCAATTAACTGGGAGTCATAATATTTAATTTTAGTCCCTGTATAATTGTCATTCAAATTCTGCGCTATAAATAATTTCATTAAATCAATACGTTCACTAGTATTAATTTGTTTCTGTCGAACAATATTTTTGTCAAAGACAATGTTCACATATAACTTTAGTGGAAGTTGTATGTTGATAATTTTCCATTCATATTCAAATATTGAAGCGCTGGAATTCCACGTTCTTATATAATAGTAGTATTGATTTGTATTAACGTCGTATATGACTGATGGATAAGTAGGTATAGTAAATGTCCAAGTTGATGAAGATGAATCCCATTTCGCAATTTGATTGTCATGACCGTTCCAATCACCAGTTCCTGGAGGTTTAACAACGTATGTAGTATCAGGATCAGGAGTAGTTGGAGGTGTAGACTGATAAACGACTGGACCGTAGTCTGCAATTGATACTCGTTCGAATTCCCAAGTTCCTACAGGAGTATATGTGGCAATTGTATTTTCATGAGATGCAAATAAATCACGAGCTCCAGGAAGAACATAATATGAATCACCAGGAGACGGTGAAGATGGAACTAATGTCGTAAATCCTTTAATCGAGTAATTGATGAGAACAGAAGACTCCTGTTTATTGAATACTTGAGCGTATGGAGAAGGAACATTAATCGTATTTAAAAAGCGCGTTTGAATGTTATCAGAAATGACTCTATCTTCAGTAATGTTTGTGTTTATTATGAAATCGATTAAGAAGTTATCATAATAGCGCGTACTTTCAGGTGGGTTCTCTTCATATTTTGCTTTAGAAATTACAGGTATTGCTATTAAATTACCATTGTATTGTTGCAAATCAACAATATTGGTGCAATCATATGCTTGAACTAAATCTTTAGCAATAAGTGTTTCAACTAGGTTGTTGGGTGAATCATATAGTTCAATAGTGCAATCAAAAGAACCGACAATTATATCAGATATAGTATATGAGAAGCTATTACTGTTAAATGTCATCTGTTGCTTTATAATACCAGCTTGTGGTATTGTTATTTTAGCAGTATAAGGCGATAAGTCTTCAAAACTAGTGACTGAAAATTTTGTCTCGTTGTTTGTTGAATCATATGTTATATTTAAAAGCGCTGATTTTACTTTAAGTGCTTCTCCGACTTTTGGTATTAACCTTTCGAAATTAACGGTTAGATTATCCTGCACAATGCATGCTGTATACAAATTAGTTTTTTCATCGTATTTATACATAAATGGTGATATATATTCATCACCATCTATAGTAGTTGTTGGTTTATATGGATTAGCCTCTATAGTAGCTTTAGGTAACGAAACATTGGTACTTTTCACTATTTGCTGATATTTATCGCGGAAAGCTTTGTATAAGTAAAAAGTGTGATCTTGTATTGAACCTTTCTTGAATAGAAACTCAAAGTCGTCTAAATAACGACTAGCAATATTGTAGAAATCATATTTTGTGACGAGGGTTTTTCTGGATTGGATAAATTTAATAATATCAGCGCGCAATTCTTCCTGCGTTAGTGCATTTTTACCACCGTATGTCTTAAGTATTGAGAGATGTCCAATATCTGAAAATGCGACAGTAGTTGTCATTGGTGTGGATGTTGGATTACTATCAGTTGGTAGAGACGATGTAAATAGCATTTTTGCAGGAAGAACATTGGTCGTTTGAACATTTGTGATATTATTTGCAGAATCACCTTTCGTGGTTTTCACAACTAATTTAACATCTGCCATTGGTATAAATTTTCCATGTTTTCCATCACCTGATTCAATTATGTAACTATTACCAATCGGCGCTTTTCTTATAAATAAAACCTCATCACTACTTGACGACAAATATTTAACCGGTTCTATTTTATATTTTTTCCATTCAGTTGCATTTCTTTCCCTAACATACGCATCAATCGAATAAATGTGCTGTTCTGGTTCCAGTACTAATGTGATAGTATCTGATGAATACATTAAATAATCTTTTAAATGATATTCAAATACCTGAACTGCATACTGTTTGACATCAATTAATGGTATAATTAACTGATTGTTTAAATCTGAAAATGGTATAACACGACGGTCTTTATTCGATGAGACAGTAGCAACTGCTATATGTGTTGAACTCTGTTCATAAAAATCAATAATTAAATCACCTTCAAATGTGAATGGAATTTCACCTAAATAAAAAGTTAACCATTTCAGATTTAAATTTGAATCCTCGTTATGAACAAATTCTAAGCGCTGATTATAAGGAGCTTTAGGTAATAAAACAGGATCTATAACCAATTGACAATCCACAGATGCAGGTGTTGCAAATGATGGGAAATAACCGTGAACCACACCATGTGTAATTAAAGAATTATAATCAACAGCTGTTGCAATAAACATCTCGTTAAATAAACTGTCGTAATAATTCTTTAAGTCATAATTAGTCCATCCGAGGACTGATAATAAATAACCAATAAATCCAGTCTTAGTAATTTGTATTCCGTTGCTTTGGGCATATTCATTTAGTTTATTAGCATAATATTTGATGAAATCTTCTGGTGTTCGAAAGTTCAACATATTATCATCTCCTGTTTTAAAATTTTATTTTAGCGCGCATACTGCAAACGGCTGAACTGTTACATCAATGGTGCTTAAATCGCGTGTTATCATTCTCAGCTAAAGTTGAAATGCTATGGGCGCTCAAACACGCTCATATCACAAACAGCTAAAGCTGTTACGCTACCACGCGATAAATCGCGTGTTATAGCGACGTAAACGCGGTTATATGCGACGATATGAGCACCATCAATATAAAACATTGAATTCGACTGTATCGTCGCGTATACGCGAAGTATGTCGCTATTAGAGCCAGGTTGCGGATATAGTTACTGTAGTGAGTATATGTTAGAAAAAAAGGAGAAACCATTGTGGTTTCTCCATCTATTGGAAGAAGGAGGCTATCTCCTTGAATATCCAGTTATTTCCGTCAATAGCTGTTGCTTCATAATACCCACTGCAATAATACGTAAATGGAAGTGTTGTTAGTTCGTTACTCGAACGATTACCAATTAGTTCTTTATTTGGCAGAGACTGCGGAAAGCATCCAACAGCCTTACCAGCGTACATTATTTTAGTTAAACTAGGGTCAAATTTTAACACATAAAATGATGCAACATAATCAACAGCTCGAAATAATGACGAATTTTTGTCAATGTAACGACTGTCTGGTTTTATCAATCCTGCTGTAACACCCCAAATATACTTAATCCATAGACTGTGTAAGTTGTAAATGTCTAAATTACTGTTCTCTATATACGTAACAGACATCTGATTTGTCGGAACAACCTCTGTTGCATAAGGAACACCACCAGAACGAGATTCAACTGATTCAGCATTAACTTGGTATGTTGGTAAAGAAAAGTCAACTGCTGCAAATGGTATGAAATTGGCAATATTCATTATTTCAGAAATATCACCTTCTATACCATATGCATTTGGTTGTTTTATACGATAGCCAGATAAGTCTGGTGGGACCATTAATAGAATAGTATGACCTGTGATATCAGGCTGGTATTCATGATACAATTGCTCATATAATTGACGAATTAACTTTTCTGGAAATTGTGTAGTCAGAAGGTTGCGAGTGTATTTTATTAAAATATCTGTTGGGTCGTTTCCTAATGATGGACTAGCAGATGTAACAACATCATAGGCAGAACGATTAGCATTGAAAACATATGTACCTATGCTTTTTGCTTGCGGAGTAATTGATTGTTTAGCTAATTTTTGTTCAAGCGCGGAAATTTGCTCAGTGATTGATTTAACAGGTTTCACTAAATTACCGACTGAATTTGATAAACCATTTGTCTGATTATTCGGAACAATATCTGACTGCATAGTATCATTGAATGCAACTTGATCAAAGTTCTCTAAGCTATTCTGCAAACCACGTGGAATATTATTAGCTTCGAGCTGTTCAACAATATTTTTTGCTCGTGAAATATCATAATTTACATCCTCAATTTTCTCATTTAAACGCTCGAGCAAGCCCTCTGAAACTTTATCAGGATCGACAATTGTAGTCTGATTCTCAATCTGCTGAACTAGGCTAGACGAAACAGTCGTACTTTTATCAATAAGAGACCGTTGACTATCTGCAAACGTCTCTGACAATTGTAAATCGACATCAGATAGTGATTTGGTTAGAGTAGTATCTAACGAATTAGATTCAACCTTTTGCAAAGTACTTTCAACCGTTTCTTCAACTTGGTTTAATTTATCGATTGAATCTTTAATGAAGTCTTCTACCTTTTGTTCATCACCTTTAACACCTTTGATGAATTTAGATATACTCATAGGTGTTCTCCTTATGTATTATGGCGACAATTTGCAAGCTGAATGTTATATGCAATTGTGTAAATTAAAACGTTTTCCAATTGTCTCATTAAGTAAGTGCTGTAGTTGAATGTTAAGTTCTTCTCCTCTTGTATTTTCTTTAGTAATTCACCAATCAATTTGTATAATTGATTGACTTCTGGATTATTTTTAGATGAAACAATTAAGCGCTTAACTTTAACTAAGAAGTCTAATGTACAAACTTTATTCTTATCCTTAATCTGCAAACGATTAAGCATAAGTGGAATTATCTCACTAAGCAAATTGTCATATTCAGGATTATGTATAGACTGTGCTAATAGTTTAACAATGTCACGTCTAACGTTTGTTCTTAAATCAATCGAAATGTTATTAGCGAATTTGTCACTGTATGATGCAAATGTATTAGTTGTAATAAAGTTGACAGTCTCATGTGTAATCTCATCAATGTTATTTTCAACTTCAAATGGCTCTTCTTCGTTACTAACTTCCGCAGACATATATTTACCTTCTTGTTTAGCGCGCATATATAGTGGGAGTAATCCTGTGGATGCTAACTTTTGACCTGTTTTCGGGTCAATCTGGAAGTTGGATGCAAATATTTGAACAATTCTAGCATGAGCTTGTTCTAAGAAACGTTTTAATGACAGTGGATGTGCAATACCATTGTGTAGAATCTGAGGTTTATATTTTGTTAAAAGTGTTGGTGCGTAATAATCTTTAATTAGCTGAAATGGATTGCTATAAGATGTTACAATAAAGCGCTTATTCATCATAACATTAACAACATAATTCATAACCCTAGGATCGCAGTACTTTATATATTTCATTCGTCTGCCGTTCCAAACACGTATTAAAATTAGTGTTGCTATATTTTTTGCTAATTCTTTATCATGTTCTTCATCTTTAAGCGCCCAATATAGTAAAAATAAAAGTATCAAATAATATGGATTGTTAAACATTCGGTTAGACATAGTTGCAGCGCCCCAAGCTTCCTTGAATGCTTCGGCTAATTCTTTCTCGTCGATATTAGCGAGTTTGTATAATTCACTAACATCTTTTTCAGGTAATTTAAAACGATAACAATAACCTTCTTCACTTTTCATAACGTCTGTGTAAATTTTACCAACTGTAGTTCGAATTGTATCGATTAGTTTATGTTTGATATCTGGATTTTTCTTTATATAAGCGCTGAATTTTCTGTACATGTCTTCAAGCTTACTACTTGCCACGACTATCCTCCTGATTTATCTTGAACTGTTGCGTCTAAACTACAAAGCAGTTAGACACGTTTTCCTGCCTGGATCTGCAGTTTGACGATTGCAGTTTACTGCTGACAATGTTGTGGTAGCAGAGATGTTCACAATCACCAAAGAACAAAAAGCGGATACCACTTCTCGACATTAGTTTCAACGACCTTGTATTTCGCGAATTGATTTGTGAATTGTGTAAACTTTTTCTGTATCACTTCATCATCGTATCCTGAAAATACGACTGTGTTTCTTAGAGCCTCGAGCAAGAATGGATATATGCTGCTAGGAATGAATTTGTAGATGTTTACATCTTCGAACGTGAAATGGTAACCTTTGTGAAAAATACCCATTCGATTAGCACATCGAATGAATGTTGTGGGTTTATTTGTGACTACGACGATATAGCCAGAATATGATTTTTCCAGTGTGAAGGAATAATGTCCAAAGAATCTGATATCTTTCTCAGATGTATAACAACGGTATGTGAAAGTTTTTAGAAAATCGTGCGCTTCATCAGTTAAATTTATAACTTTAAACATTTTCATGTTCCTCCATCACAAATTGGGTAATCTTGTCCAATCCCCAAATGTCACCAATTAGAAAAATAGTCACAGGAGCCATTCGTAAATATCTGCGGGAGAGAATTGTTATTTCTCTGCTTTTCTCCGAATAAAAAATTCGCAAATATTTTGACCAGGTTGTATCTGATATAATTGTAGTCAATGACTTAGGATCAATTGTCTCAAAAAATGCTTTTGGAATTTTAAATCTCCATCGTCTACCAGTTAGTATAAAATCTAATTTCATCACATTTATCAAATTAGATGTAGAAAGAACAGTATGACTTTCTACAGAAGGCTTTGTAGTTGGGCCGTCTCTTCTTGCTATTTGTGTAAGATGCATACTACACCCCATCAATTGTGATTGTGTTGTCAGGCCAATCGACTGTATAGTCGTAAGTTGTTGGATCAACTGAGTCGTCTAATTTCCTAATATTTAAAACATGTTGCTTCTCAACAGCAAATAATTCTTCAATGTACTGGAATGCAAATTTACCCATTGTCGAGAAAGCATCTTGTGTCATTGATGCAAAATAACCATCTTGAAAGCGCCAGTTTATTTTTGTAGTACTAGTTCCATACAATTGAAGAGATACCGTTGTTCCAATTATTTTTGAAACATCATCAGAAGACAAAGGTTGTGGATGACCATTTACTAATATACCTGACTCTTCCAGCGCTTTCCTAAATTCTTTTACTTGTTGAACAACACGTTCTTTAAATATTGTTGAAATCACCTTCAACCCTTCTGATGTATTTGACACGACATCAAACCATCGACAATTTACAATTGGCCAAGATGGGTCAAATTGCTTTATGTGTAATATGAAATGTCTATCGACATAATAATCCTGAGGTTCGTCAGGAAGTTTAATTATTTCGTTAGTATCTGGATCGTAGCGTAACTGTTCAACTGGAGTATCTGTATATTCTGCTGGTATAGGAATATATGATGAATCATATTGGTTAGTTTTAACCATGATTAAATCGCTGTTACTATCAACAATTGCATACATAATTTCACCTCTGGTATGGTATTGCTAATTTATTTTTGAGAAGCGCGCGATTTATCGAAATCGTATCACTATCCAAACGCTCACATATGACTGGCCAAACGGTAGCGATGTATCTACCGTAAACGCCAGTCGGTTTACTGGTGTTAATTTCAACACAGATGACCTTTTGACCGATTTGTTGCTCGAGAAATTGTTTTGCATCCTTCGCGAGAGCAATTGCTTCTTTTGCTGATTTGTGTGTTTCCTTCTGTTGCCGAAGTGAATGTTTGTCTCTTCGCAATTCAAACGCGTCAATATCAGCTAATCGAATGCGAACTGGAAATCCTAAATTGATGATGACAGCATCGAATGTATCACCATCGATAACTCGGTTAACGAATACGTCGTATTTTGCACCAACTGCTTGGTGGGTGAGTAAAAGTATGAATGTGATTAATACGAATATCTTCTTCATCATTGTTCCTCCTGTACCTGTTTGCGAAGAATCCTAACAAACGAAAACCTGTCACCGTTAACCAATTTATTATAGCAACCCTTGCAAATAGTGAATCCTGCATGAATATCAGTGTGCTTATTGGTGATATTGTAAGTGACATAATAGGCATCATCTGGTGATTTTATTTCTGTTTCGCAAATGAAACAATATTCATACGGATTTAACCGTTGTTTCGCATGTAGCAAATAGTCTAGAAAGTCAATATCATATTTGCCAAACATTTTCAATGTCAATAAATCGTAACCATATAGTTGCCAATTGAGATAATAAACAGGATCAGTATCATCAGGGATTAGAAAAACAGGGACGAATATTTTACGAAAACGGAGACGAACTTTTGGTGCGCCGATATTACTACGTGGTGACAGTGGATATTTACAATCTGGGCGTTGTTGACAAATTTCAATAAATTTTTCGGTTGTTATGACAGCTAAGGTGTCTAAATCGCTGGAGTAAGGATTGAACAAAAGTTTATTGCTATTTTTTAATTGAAAAGCGCGTGAACCAACAATGATAATTTGATTTACATCGGTTGGTTTAACAATTGGATATACTTCTGTAATCTTTTGAACAATTTGATCATATAATTGTTTTCGTGTCTCGTATGACCATTCAACAAATGGCTTATCTCGCAACATTTGTCCTCCTGTGAAAAACAGGCCCGAAGGATTGGGCCTGTTTATGATGTTGAAGATGAAAGTGATACGACTATTCCGTTTTTAACAACAAGAGTATATTTCGTGAAGTTCACATCGTATAGGACGATACTGTTTGTTGTTCCTGATGTACCATCGACTGATAGATAATTGGAGTATGGACGGAACTTATCCGCTCTAAATTGGCCTGACTTAAATAGAATTGCAAGTTTGTTAGGATTGTTTAATGAGCCGCCTGCTCCCAAAACAACAGCATCTCGACCAAACATATAAGTCTCTATGCCAGCATGTCCTATGTAATTCTCAACACCTACAGCACCTTCTATAGCGTCTGTACCTGAAAAATGAGAATTGCCGAATGTTAGTAGATAATCGTATTGAGATGACCTGTCATTGTTTGTAAAAATAGTAGCGCCTCTATCAACTTTGAATGATGAATTGAATTGCGAATTGAGACTAGTTGGCCAACCATAATCTTTACAAACACAGGCGTGTTCTGAGACTGTCATTTCAATAGTCATGTCATTGATTATTTTAAATCCTTGTAGATTAGCGCCGATGTATCCAAAACTGTATGCAGGTACTGGGAAATCTATGTATTCATAACCTTGTTCACTAGTTGCAGGTATTGGGGATGAATACATGTTCCAACCATCTCTACCTGTAAACAATTGTTGAAGGTCATACACAATTGAATTGGATGTATTGTAATTATGCGCTTTTATATCTAAGTACATTGTTGCGTATGTATCAGATGATTTGTAGTAAATGCTTACGAAATCAATCGGTATCTTTGAGTTGTAACATTCGCTACTTAGAATTGTTAAGCGCGGGGTTTTATGACTTGTATTCGACTTCTTATTGAATGAGTGTGATATGATGAAATAAATGTGACCATGATAACCACTAGCTTTCCAGGTAAGCAAGAATATTCCGCTATTCGAACCAGCTGATGAACCAGATTTAGCTACTCTGAAAGTTCCAGTAGCACCTGCTCCAAGACTAAATGTTACTCTTTCAACATATGAACGAGGGCGCTTAAAATCAACATAAGATGTATTTCGTCCACTTGTAAATTGCATAACCGTTTTTTGATCAACCCTGAAACCAATTAAACTACCGTCATCTTTATTTTTCTCATCAGCGCTTAAATATAACTGACTTTTCTTTGTTAACCCAATCAAGTTAACAGGTGTATTGGATGAACCCCAGTTAATTTTAATTGCTGGAAATAGATTTGTATCTGGTTGTCGAGTGTATAAATCTATTGGAGCACTTGGTTGATCAATGCCTAGTCCAATCCAACCAGTCTTCGGATTGAATGATATTCCTTCAAATATTGTATTTCCAGATGAATTTATAGCGCGAAGACTTAGTACATTATTCGAATGATGTTTTACTAATTGTATCCATTGAGCATTAGAGCTGGCAGTTCTTTCGATAAAATCTATAGCCGGTTCTTTTCCTCGCAAGATGAATCTAATGTTTTTACTGTCATTTCCAAGCTGGGATACTGTGAATGATGAACTGTTATATGTAATGAGACCGTTGTTGTATGGATTAGAACAATTTACACAAAAAGCGCCGAGATTGGTAATTTGATGATTTCCCCAGGATTTGTCACCATCAATATTAATGTCAGTAGTTAAATTGTGAGTGTGATGCAATGGTGCATACAATCCTGGTTTCACTCTGAGTTTGTTCGAGTATACTTCAATAGTGCTATTATCAACCTTATCCGACAAGTATCCAGGTGAACTATCTGAAGATGTTGCTTTTACCTTGAATGAATCGGAAGCTTGAGCAACAGGACTTCCATTGATGTACAAATTGTCAGAGTTAACATTTGTAACTGTATAAGAAGAAGCATCGGCAATAAAAATCGGCGCTGAAAATAAAGTTCCATCAATTATTATTCTTTTAGTTGATGTTGGATCAAAGTATACACCATAATACGTTTGACCGTTATATGTTGTTGAGACCAGTCTTG